GTTACAGTATCACCGTGAGCCATGATCTTCTGCGTTCCTGCGATGGTTCCTCCAGTGAGAGCGCGCGACGAAACAGCCAGCGTCACAGTCTTGCCATCGACGGTTGTCGTGGCATTGTTGGCAACCACCGCAGTCGTAGCCGCAATGTCACCGGACAGTGTTCCACCAGATACCCCGAAAGTCACGGTTCCTGCTGTGGTGAGAGCGAGCGTGTCACCATGCTCCACAACGGTCTTCGTCGTCGGTAGAGCCACCGTGCATGCATGCGCTGCCACCGTCGCGGTTGCGTTGTCCGAAGATGCGCCGCCGTTGGTCTTGACCGCCACGGTTTCGCCGTGGCTGATGATGGCTTGGGTGGAGGCCATGCCGGGCCCCTCGGGAGGATTCGCAGGGTCGAACACAGTTGCGACTGGGGTTCCACCAGACTTGTATTGCTCGGGGATGGTGCCCGCGAGATAGTCGAACGACTTGAGTGTCCCTCCGTAGGTGGCGTCACTCTCGACGGTGCAGATGGTCACCGACTCTCCGGCGGAATCGTTGACGATCACGTCGCCATCCGTCCCGCCGATGATCATCTTTGACGCCGTCAGCGCCGTGATGACACCGCTGTCGATGTTGTTCGCGATGTTGCCGGTGAAGCCACGGACCATGATCTCTTGGCCAACCTTGAAACCGCGCTCAAGGAAGAGCCCAGCCGATGTCACAGTTACCGATTCCCCTGCGGAATCATCCGCCAAAGTGACGCCGGTGAGCACCATCTTGGCTGCGGTTACACTGTACACCACCGCCTCTCCGGCCGTGTTGTTGTCGGTGTCTCCGGTGAACCCTGAAATCGTCAGCACCTGGCCGACCTGGAATCCTGCGGTGACGAAGCCGCTCCCGGAGTCGTTCAGGGAGTTGTCAGACTCTGCCGCCGAGATCGTCGACGCGGTGATAGCTCCTCCTGCGTCGTTGTACGAATTGTCAGCCTGAGCAGCAGACAGGGTAATCGCCGTGAGCTGCGCCTTGGGGGCGCCACACAGAACGGTGACTTCATATTGAGCGGCACCGAGCGCCTTAATGATGGCAATCTCGGCAAGCTCTGCTGACGTAGCGACCGGAGCCGCCGTCAGATATCCAACCGTTGAACTCATAATAGATCCTCGTGTTGAGTGGTGGCGGTAGAGCGGCTACGTAATTGCAGCCGCCCATCACGCCTAGCGACTACTGCGACTTCACCACGACGCCTCCGAGGTCCTTGTTCGACGTTGCGATCTTGGTCCAGTTGGTTCCGGTCGTGAGCGCAGCCGTGGTGGGGCCGCGCGTGCTGTTGTAGCTGAAGCCCTTCAGGCCAAGTTCCCAGCTCCATTGGGACTGAATCACGCGCATAATGTTTGGCTTCCCAGTGACGTCGACGATCGTTTGGTCGAAGTCGTTGTTTCGCTGCACCTGGATTGCCCCAGGGACGAGCGAAATCGTGTAGTAGGTATCTGGGGTCGGAGTCGTGTAGAGCAGCGACGTGGAGTCCGTGATGATGATCGGGCGGCCGAGGACATCGGTCTTGACCAGCACAGTGCCATACTCAAACAGGTTTGCCGAGTTCGCCACGTTGGCGCCGAGGAGATCCATATACGCCTTGCTGTGCGCGACGGTGCAGACGAGCCGATTGAACGCATCGCCCATCTTGGCGGAGCCTGCGATCATCGATGCATGGCTGAGATTCCCTGCCGTGCCGTCGTAGACGTTCGTCCCCTCCTGCAGAGCTGCAGCGACGAACGCCCCGATCGCGGTGTTGACCATGTCGGCCATCGCGTCTTGGGCAGCCTGCTCTGCGGTCCTGATGCCGGCAGCAACCGGATCGGTACCGATCCACCGCCAGAGGCCCGGCGAAATGTTGACCGGCTTCGCGTAGGCGCCGACCTTGACCGCGGTCTGCAGAGCCTCGACGATTTCCAGCGACGAAATCGATGTCGTGTAGTCCGTCGGGTCACGACGGGCGACGAGCCCAGAGATGCGGTTGAAGAAGCTCTGCTTTGCGAAGTCCCCAGGATTGCTTCCGCTCGTGAGCGTGATGCCGCCCCTGGTCGCAGCGTTGAACAGGTCGATCTGTTGGTCGAGTTCCTCGACGAACGATGTGCGGACCTGCTGATCGAAAATCTGGAGGTTTGAGAGTGCCATGACGTATCCCCTTGTTGCGTGTTTGTGGTTCCCACGCTGGGGGCACTGCCCTCTCAGCTAGCCACCGCTCGGCACTGCCTGCGGCGGAGTCGATTCGCTTTCGGTTGTCCGCGCTACGTAAGCCCTTGCTTGGCCTTGTAGTACGCTGTCTTTTCTTCGAGTGTCGCTTTCGATAGGTCGATCTTGCCTTGAGCACTGCTCGCCTGGCCGGCCCCTGCGGCACTGCCGCCACGGGCCCTGGTTCCAGTAAGTAACGGAGCAAACCGTTTGTCAACACGAAAATGTTCTGCCAGCTCCTCGACCGTGTCGGCCGATGGCTTGCCGTCCGCGTCAAGCACGCGAGTTCTGGCATCGTCTCCGACGTACTCGACCGTCAGCCGGCGAACCACGTGTGGGAGAATGACTTCGGTGTACTCCGGCTCGGCCGGACCCATCTTGGCTACGATTGCACGTGCCGCGTCCAGCACTAGGAACTTGTGAATCACGGCGTCCCGCTTTGCCAGGTTCGCTGCAGACGCCTCCTTCGCGTCGCTCAGCTTCTTGCCCCACTTCTCGTCCAGGGTCTTGAGGTCATCCGCCTTGTTGCCAACCGCGCCCCGTAGGCGCTCCTCGAACTCGGCAGCCAACGCTTCGTGCTCGCCCTTGATCTTGGTGAGTGCCTCGGTGGTGTCCCTCAGTGCAGCCTTGGCGGCAGTCGCTTCGGCCGCCTCGCGGTCCTTGGCGCGCTTGAGCGCTGTGACGCGCGGGTGTTCCTCGATGCCTTCGAGGTCGAACGCGAAGCCGGCGCCACCCTCGATTGGCTTGTAGTCCGTCTTGTACTGCTCCGGGATTCCGTCGAGACTCTGAACGATCGCCTTTGCCATGAGCACTGCTCCTTGGTTGTTTGGGCCACTGGCCCGGTTTTCTACTGGGAGGCCGACTGGTCCCCCATGCTATCCTGAACTTCTGCCTTCGTTGGATCTGCGCCTTCCGCGCCGTCACTGACGGGCATCTTCGTCGGGCTCGGCTTGTCTTTGGCCATGTCGCGCATTGCCTGGTCGTCTTCTCCCTCGAAGTAGCCCGCCCGGCGCAAGCGGTCGCGAGCCTCTGGCCACGATATCAAGCCCTTATCATAGGCGGCCAGAATCTGAGCAGCATCGCCAGCAGCAAGCCTTCCGAGGCCGAGCTCGGCGTTGATCTTGAAGTCGATGCCTGCGCCGTCGAGCCGAAGGAATTCCGCGCACCACGCGAGACCTTGCCGATAGAGCGCTTCTGCGTTGCGGACGCATGTCCCGACGACGGACAGCTCGGCGGCGTTCTCGATCTCCGCCTCCGTGGCCGTGCGCTGCACCTGGCGTTGCTCGACGAGCTTCGCGCCGAGCGCGACCATCTGGCGCTCCTTGCGGTCCATGCACTCGACCAGGAGCTGATTCGGAGCGAGCTGGAGAAGGTCAGCGCTTCCACCTTTCGGTAGCGGGACCAGGCCGCGCGAGCCCAGTTGCACCTTGCCCTTTAGGATTTCCTTCGCCCAGTTCTCGTCGAGACCAGAGACAACTGGCGTACCCTGCCCGACCATATACAGCATCTCTTGCAGGTCGGCCGAGTCGCGGTAATGCGCAAGATTGAGCAGGGCCAGCGGCTCGATCGGCGGCTCGTCGACGTCGGGGTCGTTGTTGATGGCGCCACCAAACGAGAACGGGATCTTTGTCCACCGCTTGCCGCGGCCGTCGCGCGGCGCGACCTCCTTTTCGATCTCGTACCCTCCGCCCTGGTCGGCCTTCTTCCACACGATCTGACGATAGAGCGGCTTCGTGATACGGTCGTCATCCAGCTCGTTCCCGAGGGAAAGCACGCGCCAGCGCTGCTCTGTCTTGGACTCAAAGCCGTCATCGCTGACAACCTTGGTCTCGGAGATCACGACCAGGCAGAGAACGCGCGACGCACCCACCACGACGGTGCGCCAGTTGATCACACTTGCCGGGTGGTAGACCGTGAGGGTCGGATGAAGCCGACCCGTGACTAAATCTTCTTGGGTAGCGTCCATTTCATCGGTTGGCCAGTCAGCCAGCATCCCGCAGCGACCATGACCGAGCAATAGACTCACAACCCGTTCTGCCTGTTGGGCAAGCGACACTCCAGCCCCGTCGCAGTTCTCCGCAAGCGTTGTCAAGGTTCCTGGAAGCTCGATGGTCGGCGGCTTCTGGAAGCACGCGCCGACCATGCCCCGATGGGTCCGCTGGGTCACCCCGTAGAAGACTGCACGAGCAACGTACTGCTTAAAGCGCTCCTCGTTTGCCGCTGTGTCATAGAGCAGTGACGAGATAGTATCATCGTCCTCAGCATTGGCCGGCGGACTACTTGCTTCTATGCTGACTCCCGGACGAATCAGGTAGGCATCGCCGTTGCGGCCCGCTTTCTTGATCGCCGTTTCACCGGCCAGGCAATCGTCGATGGTCTTATACCTCGTGAGCATCGCTTCGAGGTCCGGGTGCGTATAGCCGACGTTTGGTGTAGTAGCCATGGTGGTTGCTCCTAGGTTGGGAATCCGACGCGGAAGTTTTTGGGTGGCACTGGCTCCTCAGCCGGCTTGGTGTAGACCCGATACCTCGCGGCGTCGGCCAGGTGATCCTCGGCGTCCGTGTCGACGTCGTCATTGTGGGTCTCGTCGCGCGGCAGTGTCGGGAAAGTCTCGATGAACTGCTCGCAGTTGGAGCACACGAACAGCCCCGGAAGCTCGCGCGGGCCGCGCTCTGGCGGCAGTGCTCCGGTCAGTAGCTTGCGAAGCTGCTGCCAGCCATGCTCACGGCTTCCCGGACCTTTGGCCACCGGGATCCACGTCACCCCGTGCGACTCCATGTCGCGCGCGACACTGTTGCCGTTCTCCTCGCCATAGATGGCAGAGTCTGCAGGTCCTGGCTTGACCCTGCTGGGCGCCCTGCCGGCGCCTTCTCGATCGCGAATGCCGTCGGCGATTGCGGTCGCGAGCAGGCGGCAGCCCACGTTGCGGTTCTTGCCGTCCCATCCATACCACTCGGCGACTGCGTATAGGTCGCCCCGCACGCGGCCGTAGGTGTGGCCAGCGTGCTCGAACGGCTCGCCGTTGGACTCCGCCCACCAAAGCACTGCGAACGGCTTACTCGAGCCCCAGTCGAAGCTTCGATCCACCTTCCAGCGGAGCGGGATCTTGTCCATTGGGATCGGTGGCACGACGTGCACGCGCCCATGCCAGAGATCGTCGAACATTCCGCCGCTGGTGACGTTCCACGGGTCTCCTCCCTCACCGGTCCAGGCGATGCGTTCGGCTTCGTTGCGGGCAGCACCTGCGACGGTCTCGCGGTACTTCGGATCCGCGTAGAGCAGGACTTTGTTCTCGGCGAGCGCGCCGTGAATGGCAAGCCTGGTCTTTCCCGTCTCCTCATCGATCTGCACCCGGCCCGCCATGTGTGGGAGCTTCCATCTTGCCTTGATCCAATTGTGCCCGAGGCCGTATGGGTTGCAGGTCGCTCGATAGCAGCGGGGCATGCCGGCGCGGGCGGAGCGGCAGCAGCTCATCATGAGCTTGTAGCAGCGATCGTCGCCCCAATTGCCAAGCTCTTCCCAGCCGATCCATGGGTAGCCGTGCCCGTGGTAGTTCTGGTAGTCGCGCGGGTGCTCCATGTAGCGAAACAGCAACACCTCGCCGGTGGGAAAGTTCCACTCATGGTCCTGGGCATTGAAGCGCGCGCCGGGGTAGACGCGCGGGAACCACTTGAGGGCCTTCGCCTCGACGTCGCGGAGCTGCTTGTACGTGCGACGGAATAGGATGCCCCGCCAGTCTGCACCCCAGCCTTTGCCAATGTGCTGGCAGAAATCGAACAGCAGCGCCTCGGTCTTGCCACAGCCGCCGCGTTCGCCCTCGAACAGCACCTCGAAGATCGGCGTCGCGTGGATGAAGGCGAGCTGGCTTCCCTCCTGCGCGGCCCACACTGCCTCGACCAGCCGGCCAGCGGCGTCTCGGTAGAACGGCGAGAGACCGGAGTCAGTCGGGAGCCAGAGGACGGCGGAGTTCCCGCGCGCTAGTTGCTCTGCCTGCACTCCTGCACCTTACCGTCGGTCTCGGCGGTGTAGCGGAGCCCGTAGCGGCGCACGGCCCACAGGGCTAGCGCGAGCGGGACGTGGGCCACGTGCAATAGCGGCTCGACCCACTTGGCAACGTGCACGTGCAGCTTCATCTCGACGGGTGCCATCACGTCTCCTCGCCGCTAGATTCGTCGCCCTCGGGCTCCGTCTCGGCCGCAGGCCCGTGCTGCTTCTCCCACTCCTCAGCGGTCGCGGGGCCGGCGGGCAGGACGAAGACGCCGCTCATCGTCTCGCCGTTGCTCGTGAGGTCGACCTGCTGTTTCGGACGCCCCGCGTACTGCTCGATCAGACTCTTTCGTGCCACGTCGCTCTTATCCATGCCGGCCAGCCAATCGCGGTGGAGCAGCGCCTTGATGCGCGTGGCCCCGGGGCAGCCGATCTTGGCCTGCAGCGACTGGCCGACTTCGGTGGCGTCGATCTCCTCCAAGAACGCGGCCACGAATTCGGCGCGCGTGCGGCCGTTCTTGCCCTCCGGGTTGAGGACCTCGCCCGGCTTACACGGCGGGCGCAGGTTGGCCAAGCTGCGGGGATTCGTGCCGCGCTTGCTGGACGGAAATGGTGAGTCATCTGCCATCGGCGCCATCACCGTCGGAGTGGCGCGTCCCGTCAGGCGCGAGTGACGCGAGCGGGATGAAAATCGATTCAGGCTCGGAACTTGCTTTCGATTCTGCCACTCCTCAATCTTGACCACACATGTATCGCAATGTCAAGCCTTGCCACGTGTAGCTCGCAGAATCGCCCACGTATTGAGCGATTCTAGGTAAGGCGCGGGGAAGTCCGAAGTCTTCGGAGGGTCGAAAGAGACTCAAGACCCAGACCGCGGGAGGGCTCGCGGCTCTGCCCCCGCACCGCTGGTATGACGTTGCCCCCGGCCTTGGGAGATCACAGCCTCGCGCCTGTGCGCCATGATCGCGCCGACCGCCCTCTCGGGCTCGCACTTGCGAAGCGTCCCAGCCATGCCGCTGATGCTCCGTTCGCTGTCCTGTGCCGTATTCATTGGGACTAGGCAAGGATGCGCCCTGCCGGAGGCTTGGTCAAGTCTCGTTTTGCTTCGCACTCCCCGTACCTATCCAACTCTGGCCAGAACACCCATCCCCAGAAGTGATGAACGGCCAGTCCCTCACGGTGAAAGAAATCGAGAATCGGCTGAAGGTGAAGTATCCGGACCTAGCCTATTCGACGTCTTCACCTGGATCAAGAGGGCCACCAACCGATGGGAATTCTCCAAGCGAGGAAAGAAATATCGCTACGTGGATCCCTCTGAACGCGGAAACGTCTGAGTATGCGAAGGAGCCAATCAATCATGCTCACCTAAAGAAAAAGCGGCCTGCGCTAACAGGTCGCTTCTTCCGGACTCTCGAAGAATCCTTGTCCCGGTAGGACTTGGCTATTCTGTCACAACAGCCGTCCCGGCGCAATGTCTATGTGACGAGGTGTATCGTATAGGCCATCAGCTTCTCGGCTCCCTTCGGCGTTCAATCTCGCGCCACACCCGCGCGACCGTGGACACTACCAACCGCGAGAACCGCTTGCCTCGATCGCAGCGGCCCGTATTATAGGCCCCGATCCCAGCCGGCAGCGAGCCGCACCAGGTGGTCATCATGGCCAGCCACCGCACGCCCGTCTCGATGTTGGCCCTCGGATCGCGCAGCCTCGCGCGTGGCAGGCCATTCGCGGCTGGGCCGTATGGCATGACCTGCATCAGGCCGATCGCGCCTCTGCGGCTCACGGCGTGCGCCTGGCAGTGGCTTTCGACCGCCATCAGGGCCACGAGGTGCACCGGGTGTAGCAGGTAGCGCCTGGCCGCAGCGTCGACCTGCTGAGCGTGCTTCACCGCCGCTGGGCCGCAGAGGCTCTCCAGGGCCAGCTCGGTGGTCGTAGCCGCGCGCGCGGGGCCGATGCAGAGGAACAGCGTGGCCCAGGCGAGGAGAAGCAACTTTGGGAGCGTCATAGCCCTGTCCCACGTTCAAGCCCCAGCTCGCGCATCGGCAACGCGGCTCGCTCGTCGCGCTTGCGGTCCATCGCGGCCAGCACCTTGCGAATCTCGGCCGGTGGCTTGCCCTGGATGGCCATCCGTCGCGCGGTGGCGGCTCTGGCGTAGCCGTAGTTCTGCTTGCGCTGCTCTGCCCGCTTCGCTTCCTTGCGCCTCATCACGTCGCGCGGGTCGTCCCACACTGGCGCTAGGGAAGGCCGCGCGGGAGCCAGCGGGATCGGTCGCGCCTCGAAGATGACGATCTTCATGCCGTTGAGCTTGCCGGTGCGGGTCATGTGATGATCACCTCTCCGACGGGGCCGCGCTTGGCGCCGTCTCGGTTGATGTTGCGACGGCAAGTCAGGTGCTCGACCTTGAGACCTAGCCCTTCGTACAGCGCTACGATTTCCGGCGTGTCCGCGTTAGACGCCATCACCTGCACTCCTCCGCGCTTCATCTCGGCGACGCGGTTGGCCAGGGCCACTTGGTCCGACCACTCGAACCCATTCGACGTGTACCCAGTGAAATTGGCCGTCGCGCTCGCAGGCACATAGGGCGGATCGAAGTAGCAGAAGTCGCCGCGATCCCACAGCATCGAACGCCAGTCAGAGCATTCCAGGATTTTTCCAGCCAACGCTGAAGAACATGCGCGCAGGTTTTCACGGTCGCAGATTGTCGGTAGAGACTTAAAGCGACCGACAGGAACGTTGAATCGACCCTTGGAATTCACGCGATAGAGACCATTGAAACCCGTCTTGTTCAGGTAGATCATGCGGGCCGCCACATCGTGCTTGAACTGCCATCGCGGAGTCTCGGATCGAATGTGGTAATAGGTTTCGTCGGAGTGTTGCACATCGAACGACTCCAGCCGCTCAATTACGGCCTCGACGTCGTCACGGATCGCAGTGTAGGTGGCGATAAGCTCGCGGTTAGCATCTGACAGGACGGCGCACCTGGGCTGCAGCGCGAAGAACATCGCGCCGCCTCCGACGAACGGCTCACGGTAGGTGCGGAACGACGATGGAGCACGCTTCATCAGCTCAGGCAAGAGTCGTGTCTTGCCCCCAGCCCACTTCAGGAAAGGTCTAGCTTTCACCGTCGAACCTCCTTGGTCCAGTAGCAGCCGGGACGCTTGCACCCAACGAACCACGGCTGTCTTGAGAATGGCCAGTTGTACAGCTTGCGCGCGTCCAGGCCGAGCCAGCAGAGAAGGTGGCCGATCATCGTCGCACCTCACCTTTCCCGTCGAGCGGATTCAACTTCCGCAGCCACACCTCGTATTCCCCATCATCGCCAAGCAACGGGAAACTGCCCGTCCCAAACGGCTTGACATCGTCCTTGCCCAGGTGCGGGCACGTCTCCTGCGCGCAGGGCATGGCCGCCACACCGTCGAGCAGCTCGATGCTGGCACAGATACCCTTTCCGCACGAACCCCAGCACCACGCCTCGATTTGGGCTTGCTGGACAATTGCGAATAGCTTTCTCATGGGATGAAGTCGCCTTCCTCAGCGAGGCCCATCAGGATCGAGGCCAGGATTCGAGCCCTTATCACCTCCGAATGTTCTCCAACTTGCTCCATCGCGCAGACGAGCATGGACGCGAGCAAACACCCGGCTATCCCTCCCGGGGAAGGTATGGTTTCGCCCACTCCATTCGCACAATCATGGGCGAGCTCTGCTATCGTTCGGAGCACATCGGCTGGAACGCAAGTATTGCACGCGACCGGGACCCTTGGGTCAGGTGGTCCAGAGTGCAGATATTCAATTGTATCAAATCCTGTGGTCATGTCTATTCCGTCCTTTCCGCGGCGACCGATTCACAGTCCATCTCGCGATTCACAGTCCATCTCGCGAATCACCTTCCGCATCGCGCGCAGTATTCCCGTCGACCACTCCATCGTCGAATTGCAAGCGGCTAGGTCCGCCAAGAATTCCGCGCACGAGGCGAGGTGGAAGCAGTCGATCTGGGTTAACCCTGCCATGTGGTATCGCGCACGGTAGGCGGCGTCGACGACCTGCGGAGAAAGTGGGTCTGGGAACACGATGTGCTCGTCTGAACCTGGTAGCTGGTAACGAATCGCCCCGGCATACCTTCGAGTTGCCATCATATCGTCCTTTCCGCGGCGACTCGCTCTGCATCTTCTTCGTCGATTCGCCGCGCTTCGAGTTCGTTGGGAAGCGTTCGGTAGTCGAAGCCAAGGCAATCTTGGATCGTCTCGGCCAGGCAGGAATACATGAATCCATGCGGGCAGTAGTCGTCGCGAATCGCCTTGCAGGTCATGCACGTACTGTACCCGTACGCTTCGCCATCGCAGTCGATTCCGGTGGCGTCTTCATACCTCTGCCCTGGCAGGATGGGCTCGCCACATTCGCAACACTGGTGCGGCTTCCTTGCCTTCCGAATCGTCACCCGAGAACAGCGGACGCTTTCACCTTCGTCGGTGGAACAGTCGCAGTTGATCACGGCTTCCTTTCCGCGGCGACTCCGCGCCGAATGCATCGCTCGCACAGCTTCACCTCACGCGCCTTTCCACCGGCCGCATCGGTCGCAGCGAATCCAAGCTCGGTGGCGCAGGCGAAATCTGCGCCTTGCGCTCTGGCCTTGGCCATCGTCGCATGGTGAATCTTCCACATGGCGCGGTTCTCGATTGGCGTGGTCATTCGCTGTCCCTCCCGTCCTGCCAGCTCGGCCGCGTGTCAGGACCGTCGTAGTCCCTGATAACGTCGGTGTACTGCATAACCTCGGGCCGCCAGAGAACGCGCGCCGCGCCCTTGGGACCGTTGCGGTTCTTGCGAACGATCCACACGTCGCTGTCATCTTCGCCGGGCTTGGCCTGCTTCTTCTCGGTGCGCAGCTCGCCCGTTTGCTCGTCCTTGACGATCTGGCGCGGCCACGGCCATGGGAAAATCGCCAGGTCGGCCACCGCCTCGATCTCTCCGCTATCGCGAAGGTCGGAAAGCTCGGGCTCTCCCCCTCGCTTCGTGGGCGCACGGTTGAGCTGCGCACACAGAATCAGCGGGCATCGGAGCGTGCGCGCCAACACCTTCAAGCCCTTGCACATCTCCGCCACCTCACGGTTACGGTTCTCCCCTCGGTCCTCGGACTTGATGAGCCCGAGATAGTCGACGGCGATCAATCCGAAGTCGTGGCCCGCAGCCCTGACCTTCGTGGCAAACCAGAGGTGCGCCTGCTCGACGATTTCCGCTAGGGTGAGAGGCCGATCGTCGAGGGTGAGCAGGATTTTTTCCATTCGCCCGTTCGCCTCCATGATGTCTCCCCACCGCAGCCGCTCGCAATTCAACCTTACGCGGTCGTCGAAAATGTCCGACGCTGGCACGCTGCTGTTGTGGGACAAGATCCGCACGCCTATCTCGAATCGGTCCATCTCAATCGAAACCACGTAGCACGGCACCCCGCGTGCAGCGTTGTGCTCGACGATACCGAGGGCGGCCGACGTCTTGCCCGAACCCGGTAGACCACCGATCACGATCACGTTCCCGCGAAACATCCGGCGCGTGAGATTGTCGACCGACTTGATCCCAGTGCTCAAGGTGTTGCGGCTCTTGCCCTCTTTGCGCGCGATGATCTCACCCATGACCATCGGGAACAGGTCGCACGCGTCTATCGGGCCTCGGTCTGACTTGATGGTCTCGTCGATGGTATCTCGGACGGACTCCAAGCCCTTGACGGCGTGTTGGTCGTTGAAGTCACCGCCCTGTGGAAGGTCGGGCACCGCGATCAGTCCGTTGACCGCTTGTGCTGCCTTTGCCGCAGCACTCGCGCCTGGGTTCCCCTTGGTCTTCTGGTCGTCATCTTCGCAGATGAGAATCCTCGCCGTCGGGTGCATCTCGCGAAGGGCCTTGGCCACCGCCGACAGGTTTCCGCAATCAAACGCCACCGCGACGTAGTGACCAGTAGCCTCATGAATGCTAGCGCCCGTGGCGTATCCCTCGGCCACGCAAAGCACGCTTCCACGTTCTCCGAGACCAAACCAACAGCCAGCCTTACGCCCTCCGGAAAGAAACATCTTCGTTCCGTCAGCGTCGATGAATTCGAGCGAGTGGATCTGACCGTCGCGATCCATCACCGGAACAACCAGCCGACCCTGCACCTCGCGTATCCCGAACGCTCTGACCTGCTTTCGCGTCAGGTACGGGTGTTCCTGGCACTCCGTGGCCGAGTTCCAAATCCTGTTTGCACGTGCTTGTGCTTCAGCCCTGATGGATTTCTCTTCTTCGGATCGCGCCGCCCGCGCCCGATCAAGACGGCGCTTGTGATCCTCCAACTCCTCGCGCGAAAGTTCCGACGTGTTGAAGAAACACCACGTGTTCCACCCGTCGCGGTCTGACCAGTCGCCATATGCGCCGGCGGGAATCCCATCGGAGTGGTAGACGTAGAACCCATCGCGCTTGCCTGGGTTCTTGCCGTCCACTCCGATGCGCACCAACTTGCCGTCGGTGTGCAGGCTGTCAGGTGGAACGAGCCCAGCCTCGCGCAGCTTCGCGCGGAATGCTTCCTCGGCCGCTATCGGGTCTACCTGGCGCATGGTCAATCCTGAATCGGTGTCCTTGGCTCTGGCCTTGTTTCCTCTCGCTTCGTCCACTCCGACTTTTCGTCAAGCCAGCACTTTGCATTGAGCCACGATGCTGGGTGCTTCACGAAAGCAATGTCGGTCCATCCCTTGACCTGCCATTCGAGGGCCTCTAGAATTTCCTTGGTTAGCTCGTCGCCCGGCCACGCCTTCCAGGCCGCCTCCTTCGCCGTCCTGCGTGGGTACGCCCTCCAGAACTCGACGAACCCGGGCGAGTATTCCGAGTCATGTTTCTTCCGTTTCCGCTTGGCGTCAGATTGATCTATCTCTTCTTGGAACAGCACGGGTACAGCACGGAGTGTCTCGGAGTGTCGGTCGGTGTCATTTTGTGTCGTTTCTGACACGGGATGTGTCGCGTGGGACACTTCTAGTGTTGTTTTGAGGTATGCCCTTTCCCTTTTCTCTTTTTGACGTAGGCTGTTTGATTTGACGCATTCTTGTGCGTGCATGAAGTTTGGGCAGAAGAGATCATCTCCCCTCATGACCAAAACCCCGTCGGCTATCAGGAGGGCTAAGGCACGTTCCACAAGATCCACCGGCATGGCCGTCAATGCTGCTAATCCCCGTGCCCCATGCTTCCCGAGGGCGAGAACGCCCACCCTATCCATCTTGCGGAACACCTCCCAAAGCAAAGCCCTCGCCTCCCACCCGAGCGCCGCCAGAGCGGACGTGTCCCTGGTGTAGATCCTGACATACCTTTCGTCCTCCCATCTCATCCTGTTATCCCAGTGAGAAGAGCGATCCTCGCTGTCAGTTCTTCTATCTCTTGTCTCTTGGCTTCTTTGGCTTCGCGGCTCACGTGTGCTGGCCGATCTTGATAGTTGGATTCTCGTCACACTCACCTGGCGTCCACCATCTCCCGCTAGGCTCGCGAGCCAATCGCCACTTGCGTGCTCCAGCCGCCGTCTTCGAATCCTCATGCGCGGGTTCCAAATAGTATGGTTGTGACCCGTCTTGCAGCACCGGGCTCTGCATGCGTAGGTATTGTGAGTGATCGGAGCACCTGACAAGCTCATACGCCAAGCCGTCGATGATCGCGTCGTCAACCGACGACGATCCGAGCATCGCAAGCACCTTGTCCCATCCCAGATGCTCACCAAGAGCGCGCCGCTGTTCCGCCGGGAGTCTCTTGTACTCGTCGGAGGTGTAGGAACCAGGCCTCTCGATCAATCGCCTCGGCACCCGGACGCCGTGCCAGTAGTACATGGAGGATCCATTTCTCCACCCGATGGCCGGGCCAGTCTCACAGTGCAGCCGATTTCGTTCATCGTTGTGCAACACGGAGCAACGATCGGAGACCAGACAAAAGTCGCGATACATGACCCGCGGACCCGACGCAAACGCCGCAGCTTCGTACTGGGGATAGCTACGCCAGTTGATGTCGAGCTTGGCGACGTGGAGAAAGAACCCGCACCTGACTAGATGCCACGTGCGGAGGTTTCCGCCCTGCAAGCGCCTCCACCAATATCGCCTATACGCCCGCACGAAGTAGTAGGTGCATGCCACGACGATCCCATCGGCAGCGGCAGCGGCAGCGGCAGCGGCAGCGGCATCGGCAGCGGCAGCGGCATCGGCATCGGCAGCGGCAGCGGCAGCGGCATCGGCATCGGCAGCGTCAGCGGCAGCGGCAGCGGCAGCGGCAGCGGCATCGGCAGCGGCAGCGGCATCGGCAGCGGCAGCGGCATCGTCATCGGCAGCGTCAGCGTCATCGGCATCGGCAGCGGCATCGGCATCGGCATCGGCAGCGGCAGCGGCAGTGGCAGCGGCAGCGGCAGCGGCATCGTCAGCGGCAGCGTCAGCGTCATCGGCATCGGCAGCGGCATCGGCAGCGTCAGCGGCAGCGGCAGTGGCATCGGCAGTGGCAGCGGCAGCGGCAGCGGCAGCGGCAGTGGCAGCGGCAGCGGCAGTGGCAGCGGCAGCGTCAGCGGCAGCGGCAGCGGCAGCGGCAGCTCGGACGAGAGGGAGCACTTTCGGCTCCAAATCGCTCATGCGAGACCTGGTCCCCACCACCAACATAGTCGCGGCTCGGCGGAGCGCATCCCTTAGCTCTGCCGGTCGCAGGAGACGGCCGAAGATCTTGCGCTGGGATTCGGGATGCTCGCGTAGCCAGCGCGCGGAAAACGCTAGGCGGCCAGCAATTCTGGCGACGTCAGGAGATGCGCAAAAGACCACGCGCACCTTCCCTCCGCCGAGGCCGATGCTGTTGTAGATGCCGCGAATGGCGCCCTCGGCCTTCGCGCGATCCTCGGCCGACATGGGGTCTGTTCTGCGCGCGTTGGCCAGCACCTTATCGGACCAGTCGTGGAGGCGCCTTCTGTGTGCCGGGGTCATGTGATAGAGCTTCTTAGCCATGTCAGTCCTCCACGGCCCGGTCACCGTCGCCGCCGCGCTCGCGCTGGGGATAAATTTCGTAGTCTCCCTTGATGAGTTTCGTGGGCCGATGCCGGTCCGCATGCTTGATGATCGTCGCGCGCGACACGCGGACGAGCCTCCTATCTCGCTCCATGCGCGTGTAGCAGCGCCCGACGATGATGTGCGGGCTACTGTGGCTGCCAGCAATCACCAGGTCCCTCGCCGGTTCGAGTTCCCCGGCGATGCGTTTGTCGAGCTTGCGAATAATCTGGTCTCCCTGAAGTGCAAAGATGTCGTCCATGTCACTCTCCTGTTGGTTGTATTCCGGCCTCTCTGGTTGTAGTTGCAGAACCGATCAACACCTCAAAGCGACGGCCCGTCAACCCAACGATCGAGGTTGTCGAGACGCACGCCCACCGGGTGAGAGCCGCCGTTTTCAAGCGTTGATGTTTGTGAGTATGCATCTCGACATCATCCATCAAAGCACGACACCGGGCCGCTGTCAAGAGGTTTCGGTCGGGGTTACTTCAGCGAATGGCATCAGCACGCCTCGTCGCAAGCGCGGCCGTCGCGCGCTTGTGGCAGCGAAGGCAGAGCGTGCGATAGTTGTCGAGACCGCACCCGCCGCCACCCTCGACCACTGGACGGATGTGGTCAGCCTGCCAAAGCGAATGCTTGAGTGGTAGCCTGTCTCGTCTGCCGATGCCGTGGACGGCGTGCCAGGTCCACTTGCGCAGGTCGTGACCCGCCCACAACCCGAGGATGACCAGCAACAGCTCCAGGTTTCGCAGCGCTTTGTTGGCCGCCGGGTGGGGCACCTGCTTGAGCTGCACACTGGGAATCTCGCGCCAGTATTCGCTCACCGTGGCGCCGGTGTCCGTGCGCACCCACACCACCAACTCGGACAACCTCAGCAGCCGATCTACCAGCCTCTCCAATCGTCCGCAGTCGAGGCCGCAGACTGCGCAGATGCCGTGATCTCGCTTCTCCACCTGGGAACGCGCGTAGCCTGGATGGGCGCGCATCAGCGCCTCGTGGACGCATGCCTCGCTACACCACGACCGGCGGCCCTTGGGCACGGGTCCGCCGCACCATCGGCAGGCGCGCTTCTCTGGGTCTGCGTGCTCCCGCTGGTAGCCGAGCGACATCGCGCGGGCCTTCTGGTCGATGTTGTCCCGAAGTGGCATCACCGCTCCTCGTCCAGTGGCCCGCCCGGCTGGGACTCGGGTTCGCAGTCAGGCTGTTGGGGATACTGCTCGCCAGCGAACTGTTCCTGATAGGCGTCGTCCTCGGCAAACTGCTCGCGATGCCGTCGGGAAGCCGCCTCGGCTTGCCGTTCTTCTTCGCGGTACCGCTCGGCACGTTCCTCTTCCTTGCGTCGCACCTCGCGGTCGAATCCCTCATTGTAGGCGCGCCCGCGCTCCGAAAATTGGTCCGCGAGGTCGTAGTCGCGTTGCCTATCATAGCGGGCATCCTCGCGACCCTGCTCGCGATGCTCATCGAATGGGTAGTTATCGTGATCGATCCAATATCCATGGATGCTCATGATTCTCTTTCCTCCTTGGACTGCGTTTAGGTTCCGCCCCTTGAGCCGCCGGTCACTGTTCGTATTTGCGGCTAATCTTTCCGCTTCGAGCGAGATGAGCCACCACGGCGGCTTCCCAGTCGTCGTCTGTCATGCTCCATCCCGTCGGAGTGTCGAGGGTGATACGCTTGTTGCCCTGAAGCTGCGCCTCTCTCACCATCGTGACCGCCTCGGCTACCAGTTTCGCGTCCGCTTTTGACAGCTTCATAGTCACCCGCCTTTGCCCAGATCGCGGAAGTGGCGGATGGTGCGCACCATGACCAGCCTCGGTATCGATGTCAGGAGCGTCACGCGAGCGCACGGTGAACAGGTGGCAAACCAAACCGCGCTCGAATACCTTGACCGCAGTTTGCAGCACGGGCACAGGTGCGCATCGCTCGGGATGCCGCCGGCGCAGGTGGAGAGGGCGGGGGTCACTTTCTACCCTCGTCTGTCTTCAGCCACTCGAGAAAGCTCCAACCAACCATGCTTATCCGGTTGACACACCTAATTGATTGTGGGATTGAAGTTGATCACTTCTGGAGGTAGCCCTTCCGCTTGGATCTTCGCTACGAGGATCGCTGCCTTGTCAACGTCTCGTTGCGACTCTCGGGCTAACGAGGTAAATCGCTCGACCATTTCTGGGGTGCTAGATCCGTAGATGTTTGGATGGTTCAGAAAATGGTCGGCTGTTTCTTGATTCTTTTGAACACGGTCGCTTGCTATGCTGGCTAGTTGGGCGACGCCGGAAATGACGATCTCGGCTCTATGTTGGTCCAAGTGAGCGATGACCATATTCTTGGCCCTCTCCCATTCGTCATGCCGATAGCTCAGTGGACGGTTAACTAGCCAGAAGCTACTGAGAGCATTGCACATAATTTTAATGTCTTTTTTTGTCCATTGAGACATTTTCAAATCCTATCAACTTTGTAGAGTGTGTGAACCGGATAAGCATGCAACCAACCTCCTTGGCTCCCGACTCTACGAATCTATTTCACCGCTTCTGCGACCTGGTCAGCTTCGGCGGTTGCGGGCTATGCTTGAACATCGCGCGCTTGCCATCGTCGGTGACCATGTAGCAGTGCATACCGCCGCAGAATGAAGGCGCGCTCGCGTCTACCATTAGACCAGCCGCCACCAGAGAATCGATCACCGAGTCGCCAGGGTCACACACGTAGCGGTTGCGGTAGTGGTTTCCTCGGCCGTATTGGTCGACGCCGAGCGAGTGTTGCAGGGTGTGGAGCTGCTCTTTCGTGAGGGTGTCGGGAATCATGGCTTCCCTTTCTCCTTCGCCGGCCCCTGGCAGCCGGGCTCGTTCTCCCCGTGGTTGAACGGCGCGCCTCGACCGCGGGCCACGCCAACGGCATCGCAGCACTGAGGACAGCGACGGGCGCCCTGTGCGAGGCCGCCACCTGGCATCTCGAACGAGCCTTTAAGGCCGCAGCCTGCGGTCCCGGTTGCTATGCCTGCGTCGCAATTAATGTCCACTGGTCCGACCAATCTGTGGAGCGTGCTGGAGCCGACGTCGACTTTCCACACCCACCGCCACAGCCATTCATTCCGAGACCGAAACGGCAGCTTGGCGACGTCGACGCTTGGCTCGCTGGGTTTCTTCATGGCTTCCTCGCCTGCTTCAGTTCGCATTCCATCTTCGCCTTGCGCAGCCAATTCCATGGCTGACCGTAGCTGACTGATCCATCGTCGAGCGTGGTCGCGTTGCCGGAGCGCTCAAGTTCGGCACACATCTTCTCGGTGTCTCCATACGTTGCTTCCATCATGGCGACTCCTTCGGCCAGTAGGGCGCGAAGCTCACGCTCCTTCACGTCCGCACCTTTCCATTCTGTGGTTGGCATCTTTGACATGTTTGAGCCATAGTAGACGTCTCCGTAAAACGCCTCTCAATCCTAGTCTTCCGGTTTGCCCCACCATCTTTGATGTCGTCGTCAGACCATCGTTCGGGATGGACATCTAGCGCTTTCCGTCTCATGGCCAGGAAACATCCGTGACACGCCGTCATTTGTATGCCGTCTATTCTGCATATATAAGGCTGAAAGCTGGGGCCTCTGCGTTCCAATGTTGTCTGTTTAGGTATGGCATCTATTGTCGATAACAACCCCAACGCTATAGCATCTGGCATGTCATCTATCTCATTAAGTCTACTGTGTCCGAGTGGGGCAATCGCACTTAAGTGGATAAACCCCGCCCTCGGATTTCCATCCCAACGGATCACCGCGTGCGTTGGAAAAGTACCATCATGAGTCGGCAGTAAGGCATAGAAGGTTCCGGTTCGCGTGGTGCTCTCGGGCGGTGCCAACAGACCACCGGTTCCACTGCCATCTCCGTAGACAGTTCGCAAAAACCGCGCTGTGTATTGTATGCGATCGCCGCGTTTCATGTCGAGCCCCTTTGACTGCGACTGCGAATATCCGCCGTCATGTCAGTACTTCTTAACAATCGCTTGCGATGGGCATAGCAGATGTTACCTGTTTCACATGGACGCCCACAGTACCGACACTGTGTGCAGATGGCATGCTCGCGCCTATTGGCGGCGTCGCGTTCCAGTTTGCGTCGGCGCCGACACTTATCTGAGCATGACCAAATGGGGCCTTGGCGCTCGCTTATTCCCACTGGCTGCCCACATATCTGGCATTTACGTCGGCCTCGCCCAATCAATATCTTTAAACGCCAACGTGCGGCGTATATATTGCGGGGATGGTGGCTCAATTTGTCAAGTTCGCTTATCCAATGGAGCGCCTCACCAATGAGTTGTGAAACTCGTGTAACATGGATCTTCTCGCTCTTGGCAATCTCAGCGATGCTACTGCCATGTAAACGCGCTTTGATAACCTTGCGTAAACGCATGGGTAGCAAGGAAATTCGTTTCACACTATCCACGGCATGAATTATGTCCTTTTCAGATGCCTCAATGGCAGGGATCTGATCGAGAATGGAGCGTCCGTAGCGGTCCTTGGTATCGGCGCTCACTCTAACCACATCGTGTATTTGACCCGTCTTGACTTTGGCGCGCATGCCACGGCTTAATGGATTCCAGCGACGGAGAAAATCCAATATTGCCCCGCGCGCACGAGGCAAAGCGTAGGTTGTCCAGGATGCTTTCGTTGGATCAAATCGTTGATACGCGTCCACCAATGCGGCCAGCGCCTCTGCTTCGGCGTCATCGCGAAGATATAAAGGTACTTTCAGTGCTGCTGATGCCAACTTGGCTATCCCGACGGTGTCTGACCATACAGAGGACTCATTTGCATTTACCTCGACGCTACCCCGCAGGCTTCCGTCGGGTATCCGCTCCTTCACGTCCGCACCTGCGCTTTATCGAGCATTTCGATGGCAGCGCGTACCCGCTTGTCCAGCTCGTCTAGCGCAGTCGACTCGCGTACGGCAGCCCGGACGGCGCGGACGAATTCGGTTGTTGGGACGTCGAGGCTCGCCCCCTTTTGCCGCTGGGCTTCGGCTGCCACTTTGACCAAGTGCTCGTGATTGCTCATCCCGGGAGGCCTAACAAGGTTGAACCAACTGGCAATGACGGCGAGTATTTCCTTGTCACTCAACGGCTCCGCCGGCTCGACGATTATCTTGCCGTCAGCCCCGATTTCGATATCACAGTCACCATTGTCCCAGTCGAGCTGCACACCTCCACCACTGACAGGCGCCGCAGTGGACTGCAGAATCTGCCGCGCCGTCGCGACCGCCTCTGCCGTTGGCGCCTTGCCGCCATAGCTGTCCCAGTTGTCTTGGAGGGCAGCGACCTCGTCGAGACGTTGCACCGGCTTGCGGGCTTCGGCGAGCTGCTGTCGCAGTCCCTCCAAGTAGCGAATTATCCTGGCAGACGTGCTGTTGTCCTCGTCTTCGTCGTCGAGCTTTCCGTCTGTGGGGCCGAGTGCGTCCGCGATGTCGCGCAGTTGCTTCTGGCAGCCTTCCTTCATCGCGCGTTCGGTGTTTTTTTCCAGGATGGTCGAGTACATCGCATGCTCCGCGGCTTTCATCTCAGCGATTCGCACGGTCTCACCGTGGGCGAAGTCCACAGCGCGCAATCCGAGCACCTTGCCAAGCTCGTCCCGAGCAGAGTCACGTTCGGTGCGGGAGGCGGCGAGGTCAGCCTTGAGAGCGGCGAGCTGGTCGGCCTGGCTGTCTACCGTCGTCTCTGCCTTTTCAAGCCGCTCCGAAGTTGCCTTGGCCGATGCCACCAAAGCGGCCTCAGCGGTCGCCAGTTCCCTTCGCACCCGGGCCAGCTCGCCTCCGACATAGGCGAGAGCGGCTTTGGCAATCTCAGTGCTGGAGGTTACCACGGATGGCTCGCGCAATCGAAGCCAGTCGATGATATTGGTCAGGCTCTCAAGGTCTCTCGCCTCCGACCTGGGCGCCTCCGTTCCCCGCGGCGCTCCCATCGCGCCAAGCACCGCCCGCACAGCCGCCTTTACACCTCCGGGCGTCATACAGTAGGCAGGGTCTACATTAGTGACGGCCTTGGCAGCGACCTCCCACAGATCGCGGAGGTAGTCATCTGCCCAGTCGATTTCGTCAGTAGCCTGTCCTCCGCTCCCCGTGTGGGCGTCGGTGGTTGCGGGTTTCTTGTCCTGTGAATTGTCCATGTTGTCCTTTCTCAAATTAGGGCCACCGCCGCCGGGACCATGACGACTCCTGACCAAAGGAGGCTGCAGCGGCGGTGGCTTGCGGGCAGGCTCGGCGTCACACCGAAGAGCTTCACCATTTTAGGTGGCTGCTGCCCAGACGCGCGAGAGATTGTTGAGTCGCGCGCTCTGCCGGTGTCGACGGCCTCCGGCTGGCCGTGGAATCTGTCTGTTAACAGCGCATCGCCAGGATGCGCTTGCGTGATCTCTTTAGCCCGACCGCGACCGCGACCGCGACCACGACCGCGACCGCGACCGCGACCACGACCCCGACCACGACCCCGACCACGACCCCGACCGCGACCCCGACTCCGACCGCGACCCCAACCCCGACCCCGACCGCGACCCCGACCGCGACCGCGACCGCGACCCCGACCCCAACCCCGACCACCCGGAAAACAGGATCGCCGCGTTCATCGCTGCGACCTTGGCGCCACCCATTCGACGGCGTGGGCGTCAATGAGCGAACCGCGACCGATGACCACTCTTCGCCCGTCCGGGTACGGCTCGACCTCGTTGAACTCGCCTTTCACGAGCGCGGTGGCGAGCCGCCCATCGTCGGCAATCCACGCCACGTCCTCGAAGACCAGCTCCTGCGGGAACACGGCCACGAGCTTTCCTGTAAAGTGGTGGGTTACGGTGCGGATGAAGTGCACCTTGCCGATCTCGTAAGGGTGCGGTGGCTGGGTTGTGGCGGAGTCGCCGCCAAGGAGCGCACGAAGCTCCTTGAGTTGTCCAATTGTGAGACTGTCTACGTCGATCATCTTCGGTCCTTTCTTCCAGTTGTCTCTCGAATCTTTCAGTTGTCTCTCGAAAAGTTGCCAGGCGCCGCGTCTACGCCAAGAGCGCAGCGCCGGGGGTACACGGTTCCGGCTGGCCGTGGTGCTAACCCTCCAGCTCCTTCAATTCGAGATGCAGTTGTTCCAACGCGCGCCGCTTCTCCAAAAAAGAGCGAATGGCCGCCGCTTTCTTCTCGGCCACTTCCCGGTCCATTCGCTCTTTGCGCTGTTCCTCCGTCTCGCTCGGAACTGCGGTGAAGAACTTCTCCCCCTTTCCATTGCAAAGACGCACGGTCATTGGCTGGAAGCCCATCTTGTGGCCAAGTGCCGCCCACGCTCGGTTGGCGTTCTCCTGTAGCTCGCGCAGGTCATCGTCGCTCATTTCGTATTCTACTATCGGGTTCATTTGTTGGGGTCCTTTCTCAAGTGGTACACGGTGCCGGCAACCGCCGGGCCGCGCTGGAAACTAGCCGTGGCTGCCTCCTGCTGGCAGCGGTGGGCAAAGCCGGTCGAATTCCGCGGCGTCTTTCTTCACGGACTTGTAGGTCGCCGTGAGCTTGTCGATGTCGGTCTCATCTAGCTCGCTGCGGTGATTCTTGCCGAGCGAGGAAAGGATGCGCGCCTCAGCGTTTGGCCACTGGCCGAGCCCGAGGATTGTCATCAGGCCGGCAACGGGGTCGCGCTTCTTGGCAGGCTTCGCGTCCGTCGGTTGCGCCGATGCGTCCCCGGCGGCCCACTTGGCCATCTTGGCACCCAGGTCTCGGCTCAGTTGCTGGTCGGGCTCCACCCACCCAGCAAACTGCCGAGGATTCTTGATCATCATCTTCTCGGCCTCCTCGCCTGGATTCAGGGTCGGGTGCCCCTCGGAACACGGGCCGAGAAGGAACCTTGCCGTCATCTCGAAGACCAAGGGCGAAGTCGTGATTGGTTGCCACCCAAGGTGAAGGATCTTCTCTCCGTCTGGCGACGTCTGGCCCCTCTTGAGTGGCTTGGTCTTGTCCTGCGCGCGGTAGCACAGGATCCACACCACGTCACCGTTCTGCACGATGTACTGGTTGAGCTTCTTGCGCTCCGCCTTCGGCTTCGCGTTGGCGAGCATTAGGAACCGATTGCGCTTCTCCCAGTCGTCCCCCGCCTTGGCCGTCAGAAAAGCTTCAATCTGATCCAACACCCCGCCCTCGCCGTCGTGTTCCAGGGTCATCGAGTCGGCGATGATGATCTTGGCTCCCTTCGAGATGCAATGCTGAAACGCTGCCATGTAGTCCAGCGGGCCGAACGGTGGCGCGAACGGAGTATGGATGAACTTGAAATAGTCAGCATAGTGGAGAGCCCGCTTGCTCTCGGTGTCTACGACATGAATGTCTCCGCCCGTGACGGACTGGATCCCGGTAGCCAGCTCCAGCGCGGAATAGGTCTTTCCAGATCCGCTTGGGCCAGACAGGCCGATGATCAATGGCACTCTTGCCCTTACCGCCGGACTGCTTGTGAAAGTTCTGCTCGTCGTCATTGGTCATCTCCTCTGGAAGTTGGTGCGCGCGAATTCGCCAAAGTGAAACACGGCAGCATCATCATAGGCGCGTGCGGCGTCGGCTTGAGTCTTGAACCATCCGAGATACTTCTGCCGTCCCGCTACGGTGATCGTGGCCCTCCATGGCCTCCCCGTCGCTCCAACTCGGCCGCACTGGCGACACACGCCCTTGAACCTACTCGTCTTGTTCCGAATCCTTCTGTGTCCATTCCACGCGTTCTGCCTCTTCGTGCAGACGCGCAGGTTCTCTCGCCTGTTGTCGAGCCCGTCTCTGTTGCGATGGTCTACAAGCATCCCTTCAGGTTCCCCCATGATCTGCCTGTGCATGTAGACGGTTCGCTTCTCTCCGTTGCGCTTCACCGTCCGGGCCGCGTGCCAGCTACCATCGCGGAACAGAGCATACCACTTGAAACCGCGCAAGGTGGCGTAGTCCTCGGCGTCGACGATGGCAACCTTCCCCTTCGTGAGGACTATCGTTCGCATGGTTAGAATGGCTCCCCACCAGCGTTCCCGGCGATCTGCTGTTCCATGTCTTCTGCGGCGATCCACGGCGGGCACTGCGCTTCCGTGATCTCCGTCGAGTACCCAGGCCACCTGTTGTCGGCGAGACAGCGCGCCCAGATGCCCTTCGCACGGTTCCACCGTCGCTGCCCGACGTCCAGAAGCTGCCCGCGCACCTCCTTGCGAACGATACCGATCTCGGGGTTCTCCCACTCGACGAAGCACAATCCGAAGTGGACGCGGCCGGCGGCGCCTTCCACCGTCGACTCGACGCCGTCGATGTTGGCGGCGCCCTGTAGGTGGTAGCCCATGGCCGCGATGTTGCGGTCTGCCGACGCGACCGAGGCATCTTCGCAGGTCTTGAGGTCCCAGATCCATAGGTCCGGCATCAGGATATCGATGCGGCATCGGCACGGGCAATCCTGTGACGTCCAGATCGCCGTCGCCTCCGTCGACGCCTTGGTCAAGTCGATAGGCAATGACATGCGAATCCAGCCGGCTGCTTTCTGAAGTCTCTCTAGCTTGCCGGCCAACACGGCGATCTTGCCAGCCTGGCGAGCTTCATCGCGAGCCGCCTTGGCCGTGTTGGTGCGCCAGGAATCGGCATCGACGGCAACCAGCTCGGCACCGCCACCGAGAAGTAGGCCGTGCAAAATCGAGCCGGTATCCATTTCGTCGCTGGAGTCGCCGCGAAGGGCGCCGAAGCGCGGGTGGATCATCTTCGCGTGCCCTGGCGACTTCGAGATGAGCGTGCTCGCCACGTGGCTTGACAGCGACGGGCGCTCGCTCGGGTCGGAGTGATAGACGGAATGCGGGACGCCGAGGTGCAGGCCGGGGTGGAGGATTGTCGCCACGGCTACACCTCCGCCTTCTTCGGAAGCACCTCGACGCCAACAAGCTCGGTCCTGTCGAATCCCGCTTCTCCTCGCCCACCGGCGCACAGCGCATCTTCCAGCGCTTGGACTTCCGCGTCCACCGTGAAGAGATCCGATGTCCGCAGTTCATCGACCGTTGAATAGGTCTCTCGGCGCAGGATGAATCGCAGCATCGCTACACCTCCGCCTTCGCGGCGATTTCGCCGTCAACCAGCACGATCGCGCCTTTGTCGCCGTCGCCCGGCTCGTCGTCGGGGTCATAGTCGCGCTCGTATTCCGTCGCAGGCTCGTCATCGGCTGGCGTCTGTAGGTCGAGATGCTTCTGGGCGAGATACAGTTCTCGCTGGGTAATCATGAATCACCTCCCAGAATGGGCAGCTCGGCGAGAATCTCGTCGAGGCACTCACGGATGCGCCGGCAGCGGCGCTGATTCTGGATTGCGGCGTCGACGTGGACGTAGTTTGCCCCAGCAGCACGCTGCTCGTCCTCGGCAGCTACGGCGGCAGAACGGCAAGCATTGAACACCGGACCGAGTGCGCGCTTGAGGTCTGACAGGTGGTCGCAGCAGTAGGTCACGATCGCACCTCGTCCTCGCTAACCTCAGACTGAACGCGTGCCTCCTCGGCGCGCAGCCACGCGACAATTTGCTCCGGCGTCGTGCCGTGATGGACGGCTGCGCGCCGGGAGATTTCCTCTGCCGTGCGGCGGTTGCGATTGGGGCCGCGGTGCTCCTGCACATCCGGCAGTGCGATGATATCGTCGCAGGTCTGATGGATCAGACTCCTACTATGCAGCCGACATCCTTGGGAATTGAGCACTCGCCGCAATGGACAGCCCTTGACGGCGCAACGGTCCCATTCGTGCATGTTCATATTATGTCTCCTTATTGTTTTGCTATCGAATCATCCACCAAACAATCAGCCCCACGACCGCGCAGAGCACCACAAAGCACCAAACGAAACCCGGCTTTGTGAACTGCACACTCGCTCTCTGCTGTCCGGTCATGGCGCCTCAATCTGGCCGGGCGGCAGGTATCGTCATAGGTCCGTTCTCCTTCATCGTGTAGTGTCATCCTTGACCAATAGTCCGTTTTGACCGCGCTTCCACCCCGCCGGAATCCATCCACCATCCTGAATATAGGCACCGACGAGGCTGGCACCGACGAGGCTGGCACCGTCGAGGTTGGCACGGTAGAGGCGGGCACCGTCGAGGCGGGCACCGTCGAGGCGGGCACCGTCGAGGCGGGCACCGTCGAGGCTGGCACCGTCGAGGCGGGCACCGTCGAGGCGGGCACCGTCGAGGCGGGCACCGTCGAGGCTGGCACCGTCAAGGCGGGCACCGTCGAGGCGGGCACCGACGAGGTTGGCACGGTAGAGGCTGGCACGGTAGAGGCTGGCACGGTAGAGGCGGGCACCGACGAGGCTGGCACCGTCGAGGCTGGCACCGTCGAGGCTGGCACCGTCGAGGCGGGCACCGTCAAGGCGGGCACCGTCGAGGCTGGCACCGTCGAGGTTGGCACGGTAGAGGCTGGCACGGTAGAGGCTGGCACCGACGAGGCTGGCACCGTCGAGGCTGGCACCGTCGAGGCGGGCACCGTCGAGGCGGGCACCGTCGAGGCTGGCACCGTTCACGACGCCTACGATCGTTCCTCCAAGGATCCCTTTGATCCGCGCCCTCTCTCCGTCGAGGATCCAACACCCTCCGCAGAGTACCCCGCGTTCGTCGCGGATGAACATCGACTCGACAAGCATCTCCATGTGGACGCGAACCTTTTCACGATCAAACCAGTCCGGCGTCGCGTCCTCATCGACCCGCAGCTCCCACTTGGACAGGTCTCCCCACAGTTTCGGATCTTCCGGTGGGGTAAACTCGTACTTGGCTAGGTTCTGTCGATAGAACGAGACGTCACTATCGTTCAGGCCGAACGCCCAGGCGAGCTCGCTATGAGAGTGTGTTCTCTCGGGGATGCAGTAGATCTCGCCCGGCCTACTCGCGTAACCGCTCAATGGCTTACACATCGTGATGTCCTTTCGTCGCCATGGTGTCTTCCTCTGTGCTGGTCCGTATCGTCATCTCGGTCTGTGGTCCGCGCGCGAGGAGCGCGAGCGGTGGGCTACTCGAAAAAATACCTGTGAGCCTCCGCGATCGCTTCGGGCAGCGTACATTGCGCGCGTTCCTCGGGCGGTGCGATAGCATAGAGAGCAGTAGCAGCCTGCTTGACGCCATCACGATCCAGCCTGGCCCCGTGCACCGTTCGCATACCGCGTGATTCTAACTCACGCGTCCAGACATCGAGGTTGCTTTGTGATGCGTCGATTGCACTATGGATATTTTCCTGCATCAGTTTGGTCATTGGTCCGTGCCTCCTATCTGGTCCTCAGTCTGTGGTTGGTCCGCGCGCGGGAGCGCGCGGGGTGAACTACTCGTCTCTGGTCCACTCGCGGAACGCGCGCAATATCCGCGCGATGTCCAAAGCCTCTCGCCGCGCCAACTGCTGCTCGCATGCGAGCGCGCGGAAGGGAGCACCAGCAAATACGCTTCTCACGACGATTTGCGTACCGCCTGGCATATCGATATTTTCTTGTTTGGTCGCCATGGTCGTCCTTGCCTCCGTCGTCTGTGGCTAGAGAATCGTAACTGGCACGTACAGGAGCTTACCCTGGTAGCGATGATGCTCCGGGTCTCGCACAAACGCGTTGAGATGCTCGTCGCTCTGGCCTGCGTCGTTCGAACCGTCTCGCAGCTCCTCAAGCGTCGCATAGTTGTCAGCTGGACAGGTGCTAATATAGATGCGACCGCGCGAAACAAATGTGTCACCGGACAGTTTGCAGCGCAGATTTCGGCGTTGAGCGGGCTTGATTTTCATGGTCCTATTCCTCCGTTTGTTGTCCTAGGGTCCGTGATTGGTCCGAGCGCGCCGATCTGCGAGCGCACGCGCGCGGTGGGGGGGGGGTGGCTACGTATTCGATGTAGGGTCTTCGGCGAAGATCAACATTTCGTCATCAAAACTACCGAAACGACCTTCGGGAATCAGCGCGGCAGCTCGTTCGCGCGCGGTTTCCAATGCATTCACACGCTCATCTTCTGCGGTGAGTCCTTCGACCAACATCGCGTATTCACCGCGAAATGCTGCCGTCACTTGCTCTTCCATGGTCTGCTTCGTCATCGTCCTTGCCTCCGTCGTCATGTCTGGTAGTACTGCATGAGCTGTGCCACATTCATTAGACGCCTAACCATGCGATTTCACTAGATACCGCATTTCTAGCTCCGCCAGCGGCCAGCAAAACTGCCACACCAATTTGCGCGTCAATCGCATGTTTTGCCATATTCGCTAAGGACTTCCGTGTCTTAGCTATGTGGCGATTCTGTAGCGCTAAGTGTGGCGGTTTTGCCAACTGTAATCCGCCTTACAAGCTCGGCTTCCAGGGCGACGCGGCACAGCGCGCCTAGGTTCTCGTCCGGCAAAAGCGCAGCGATTGCGCGGGCTTTCACGTCTGGCGCGACGCGGAATGAGGGCAGAAATTCGGTCAATGTCCGCTTGCGGTATGATGGCATCTAGACCTCTGCTTGTGGCATCATGCATGCTCCGTGCCTATCCACGACAACCAGAGGGACCATGACCACCGCAAAAGAAAAGCCCTGTACGAGCTGTTGAGCACTCGCACAGGGCCTCTACCGATTTGCTCAACGTAGCGCCTCCGAGAAGACTACCACCTCGAACATAATCAGCAGCCGTCAACTGAAGATTCTGCCATGGGCACGAAGCTTTCGCAAGAGGCTAGGAGACAGTCATGCGAAAGCACAAGAGGAAACGGAAGGACATCACCGACTCTGAGCGCAAGCTCCGGGCTGGGCTGTTCCGCCTTTTCGACAATAGCTCCATCAAGCGTCCAAGTCGCGGGCGCTTCAGGGCAACCAAGGCCATCAGGGAAGCTGCCAAGGAAAGCGCCAAGGGAGCCACAACAACAGGAAGCGCCGCCTAGATCAAGTTCTCTGAAAACACGAACGCCCATCGGAAGCTGTAGACATCGCGATGGGCGTTGACCGGTAAACCTAACGGCCTGCCGATCCTTCCGGTCCGTCGAGGGACCAACCAGAACATGGGGATGATACCTCGGCGCACACGGGTAGGCAAGCCCCTACTCGGCTGGCACGTATCGTGAGCCGTCAGGCATGACGATGCGCACGCGGCGTCCATCGCCACCAGCGCGCGCATCCTCGGCCCGGATGGCCGCCACGGCACCGACCGGGTAGGTGCGGGCCTGGGCTGCAGCTAGTTCTGCCTCCAGTTCGGCCACGCGGGCGCGCAGTCGCGCTACCTCCGCACGCTCGGCCTGCACCGATTCCACCAGACGTGAGATGCGCGGGGTAGCGTCTCCGCGACGCCTGGCTCTGGCGTGCGCAATGGCATCTGGGGCGAGTACTGGCCGCGTGGTCAGATCAACGCCCGCCTTTGCTGATGCGGTGGCGATGGCATCATTGAGCGCGACCGAAACCGCCGGCACGCCTCTGAGCCATGCCTTGACCGTTGCATCGCTCGTGCGTGCAGCATCCGAAATGCGGCGGCGTAGAGGTGGATTGCAAATGACCTCCAGAGCAGTCATGCAGCTTTTCTCCTTGCCGCCGCGACGGGCCGACGTTTGAAATCGACGACTATACGGCCCCCGCCCTGACAGCATGGACACAGCAAGTGCCACTCCCTTGATCTGCGGCCATGAAATGCGTGAAATCCACGGCCCCGGCAAGCTGGGCAACTGCCCGTGCGATAACTCACGCCGCAGCCTCGCACTCGCTTGTCTGACGAAACCGCACGGGTGCCAGGTCAAGAACCACGCCATTGATGTCGATCATCTCGACGCTGATCTCGTCACCGGTGCGCACGACTCGCAGTCCCTCCGTGCCCTCTCGGGTCGGGATATAGTCCGATTTCGTAGGCCGTTCCACGTGCAACCTCTACCACCATGTTGACATCGTGATTACACATTGTCAATACCAGGTTTCTACCTGTCTTGGAATCCATCACGCACTGTTCTCTGAGCGCATCTAGGTATCGGAGTCTTGCCCGACGCGAGCCAGCACCGCCAGCAGGCCCGGCAGGTAAGCCAGCGTCCTATCGCGACGACGGGGCCGACATGAGACGGCTCTTGGGGATGGCTGGGCTTCTGCGGACTGCGCTTCATTGGTCGGCCGCCATCTCGGAGCAGGTCTGCCCAGCGCACAGCATGCCTGGATCGAGATAGCCGAGCGACACCTCGCCAAGCCGACGTGTCTTGATAGCCACGCGGTCGCCTTCCCGCCCGCCGGCTTCATTGGTGTTGCCCTCGATCGTGGCCAAGCTCTGCGGACCAACGCCCACGACAATCCCGCAGTGACCGAGGCGATGACCTGCCTTGTCGACGCCGTGATCGATGAAAAACACGTAGCCAGGTCCGGGCTCATTCGTCCAAGCCTTCTGCTCGCGCGCGAGCTGGCGGAATAGATGCACGCCAGCCACGGGTTCGAGCGGGTTGCGCAAACCAAGCGCGCGGCAAGCATCGTCGAGCATGCACCAAGCGAAGGCCGCGCACCACGGGGCACCGGAATGGCGGTTGACCCGTGACAGCCAGATGCGAATTTGCGGCCCGTCGTTGCGTCCCTCTTCCTTGGTGCCGATCCACTTCCTGGCCTCGTCGATGATCTGTTGTGTGAGCAGGTTCATGGCGCATCCTTCTGGCCCACCCCACAACGCCGCATGTTCATGAACAACTCTAGCGCATCGTCGGATAGCCTCGCGGCTGGCGTTTGAGAGAACTCATCCCACATCGATGTGATGGTTTCGCGCAAGTCGGAGATTGCGGACTCGGTAGTTGGACCAGCGCCGATCACACCGAGTCCGTCTGCCCTAGCCTCGAAATCTCCATCTTCGTTGACCTTGGTCGAGATCGTGAGCTGGTTCACGGTGCCCTCTTTCCTCCGAATCTCCATGTCACGCGGCCGTATTCGGCCAGCCAGAGCGCATCGACGCGGCCGTCGAGCAGTCCGCCGCGCGGACCATGAAGCTGCGACGCTATCGGGTGATCCTGGAATCGCTGCTTGAGAATCTTGGCCTCGATCCGTTCGTCGTTGGCGATTCCTGCCAGCATGGTCCGCTTCCAGGTTTTCGGGTATACCAGGGTGGTCGGTACATGGTGCGCCCCCAGCAACGCGAGCCAAGCTCCCAGAGTCATGTGAAGGATGCGGTCAGAAGCCGGGATGAAGCGCTCGCCGCGGGCTGCGTGCGGAATGCTGATCGTGTTTTCGACGGTGGCGAGGATAGCATCTCCATGAGAATCAAGCGCGGCGGAGCCTACGAGAGCGTTCATACGCCCGTAATCCATGGAGCCGTCGGAATGCAGCGGAAGATCGTGCAGTTCGATACGCTTTCTCTCTCCGTCCATCCAAGCAATGGCGCCGTGCTTGCCCGCATCGATGCCGACGAAAATCATCCCGTCGCCGCCTGTCTCTCGTTAGGCCCACCATTAGCAGCGACGGAGAATTGACACGACTCGCCCCATTTCTGGTTTCGTAGTCGCGTCGCCCGGCAGTTCTTGCACGCGATCAAGACGGGCGGACTGCCGATCTTTTCGGCGTGGCCACGAGGATCGATTGGCTTGCGTCGTTTCACTCCCTCACCCGCGCGTAGATGATGAGCAAGACGAAGAAGCCGAGCAAAACGAGTTGGCAGGCCACGGGCATCACTGGTAGCTACCCTCATTTGGTCGAAATCCTCTCCGTGCACAGGTTCGACGGTTGTGACCTACTCGACCGCAGTTCCGGCATATACATGGTCTGAGAGAGCGTCCAAGCCGTCTCTCCTTATTGCGTTTCTTCCTCTCGCCTACGAGGAGAGCATGGTGCGCACAGTGTAACGCGGTCACGGCAATTTTGGCGCACAAGACGCACCGGCCAAGCCCCTGCTGCTTGATTTGCCATCTGCGCTGACGTGAGACTTTAACAGACTCAGTCATGGGCATACCAGCGGGCCGCATTCGTTGGTGCGAGCGAGGCAGCCAAGCTGCCACGGATTTCCGTGTTGCCCGGCGTTCTCGCAGACGTCCTCGCAACTCGCGCCCGACGACGGCACCCCGGCGGACCATTCACAGTCGACCAGGCCCGAGGCGTAGAGCCTGCGTCCATTGTTGCACGCGTCTGCGCAGGTCGGGCCACTCGGTACCGGCTGCGGGATGCAGCCCAGCGCCAGCGTCGAAAGCAGGATCAGGCGTCTCATGCGTCACCTCCAGTCGCGTCGACGAGCCAGATGTCGGCGGCCGTCCGCAGGTAGTCGTAGCCGAGCCACAAATACCCTGGCGGCAGCGACGGGTCCCCCATGTTGCCCCATGAATTGCGCACCATAAAGCGCTCGTTCGCGCGATCGTGGCCGGCCAGCACCATGGCGTGGCCGCCTGCTATCGCGTCGCCCGGCTTCGGCGCGTGCACAGTCTCGGTCGGCCTGTTCGCGCAAAACTCCTCGGTGACGTCAACGCCGAATGGCACCACGTAGGCTACTGTGCAAGCGCGCTCCAGGTCGGCGATCAAGACGTCACCCCAGCTCGCGATCGGGTGGTAGCCGTCTCTGCCACGCCAGGGGTACGCGTTCACGTCGACGGCCGGACCGGGGTGCGCGGCAAAGTGCTGTCCGTCGTAGGGCCAATCCTGCTCGCGTGGGATCCCCATCTCGGCGCACAGATCGATTGCGGTGCAGATCTGCACGCCCTCGTTGTTGCCCCACCGTCCGAAGTAGGTCAACGCCCGTTGCCAGATCGCCATTCGCGACGGCGCGATCGGCGGAAGCCTGGCCCGCGCATGGGCGGCGATGATCGACGAGGCCACGGCGTTGCCGACACAGGCGAGAAACTCGCTCTGATCGAACGGCTGCTCTGGGAGAAGCGCGGTCGCGTCCGAGTGGTTGCCCGCCACGACGCCGGCCAGCGGATCGGAGGTGCCGAATTTCGCCGCGAAGGTGCGCCTGCCAGGCTCGGCCAGCGTAGGGCGCTTCCAGCCTAGGGCGCGCATGGTTCTTCTCCGGGGCGGCGCAAGCACGCTACCTTCCCGTCTGGCATCACGAGCAGACGCTTAACCCTGTGTTTGGTCGCCACTTTGGCGTCGAAGTCATCTTGGATGCGCTGGCACTGCGCCGCCTTGCGGATTGACGTCGCTCGGCTCATGTTGCGCGGGCCGTAGTACGCATAGATCCACTTCCCCTGGGCGTTGTAGCAGTCCACGACCCACGGGCCGCTCTTGCGGTAGGACTCCAAGGTTCGCTCGCCGGGGCCGCGCTTCGATTCGTCGGGGTCTCTCGGGCGGGCGAGGTAGATCGTCCGCTGGACGGTCGGCTTGATGGTCACGTGCATGGTTGGCGCTTTCATCGTTCTTCCTTTCGCTTCATTCGATCGTGTGTCCAGGCCCACCGGCTGCAGCGTCGTCAAGAGTCGACGCGCATGGCGGCTCCTTTCTCAGATCATGCTCTTTCAGTACGTCGAGATAGTCATCGCGACAGATGAGAGCAAGGATCTCCTTGGCCGCACGGTTACTGGTCTCGTGGTCGGTCATGCCATAGCGGTCGCTGAGGAGCATCGCCACGTTCGAGCGATACGCGAGCTCCATGTCTGGGTCGTCGAGCATCTTGCGAAATTCCGCTCTTGCGATTTGGGCTTGGGTCAGATTTGGTTCGCCCTCAGCTTCCACGTGCAGCCAGCGGAAGAAGTCGAGCGGTCCCACGTTTCGCGCCTTGTCGGCCACTTCGCGGAGCACCTTCGCTCGCTCGGTCATGGCCGCACCGCCCTTGCTCCCTCGACCATACCTGCAGAGCGTGCCCGCAGCCCGAAGTTGCGCACGCCCGCGATCGAGCCTCCGACGTTGTAGTTGAGGGCGGCCATGAGCAAGCCTTGCGAGATCATCGACTGGTCCGCCGGCGAGCGGAACACCTGCGCGCCGACGCCGAAGGCGAACGTGTCGGCGACCGAGAACATGACCGAGCCCTGGGCTGCGTTGGGCGCGTTGCTGTTGACCGCGAGACCGCCATAGGCCGCAACGCCAAGGGGGACGGACCAGCCTCGGTAGGTGCAGCCGTAGCCGGTCATGAGCGCCACGCCTTGCTGAAACTCGCCGGTCTTGAGGTTGTACTGGTACGCGCTGAGGGCGATCGGGGGTTGGCATGTCCAGCTGGCCCCGAGCTCCAGCACGGGCAGAGGCAGCGACTGGGCTCGGGCCGGAGAGACGGCGAGAAGGCAGATGGCGATTGCAACGCAGGCCGATGGATGCAGCTTGCCCCGCATTGGCCGCTTGATGCCTGACGACCCTAAGTGGGTCATCGCGTGGCCACAGTACGGGCACGATACCCTGTGCGTGCCGGTGCCGTAGTCGATCGCCACGTCATCGCGTTCATAGGTGAATTGGCAATCGCAGTTGGTGCAGCTTGCGTGATAGGTGTCTCGTCCGGTTTTCACGATGCGTTTCATGGAGTGGTTCCTTTCGGTTGCGGTTTCTGCTGCGGCCCGATTGCCGCGATCGTGGCCTGCATTCGCGCGATGGCCCAATCGCGGCCGAAGAAGAAGCCGCGTATCAGGTCGGCGCACTTTGGGTCGGACGACGTACTCAGGATTTGGCTTTGCTCGCTGAACGTGATGCAGGCGTCTGCGAGCGGCTTTCCGGTCGTGAACTTCGGCGCGTCGGCGACGGCGAAGAAGAGGCGGGTCATGCTACTTGCCCTCCTTCTCGGCGAGCTTCTCCAGGGCCTTGCGGATAGCGCGGAGATCGTTTGCGATTCCGCCCAAAAATATCAGCGAGAAAAAGCCTGCAAGACCGATCATGTAGCCCACAAGTTCGATCGCAAAGCGCAAAGGCTGCAGGTCGTTCACGGCTCACCTCCGAGACTTCGCACCAACCCGCGCAGGCGGTCCAGCTCATTGATTGTGGCGATGAGATCCGAAGGAGTAATGTTCCTCCGCGGAGTGATGTGGTCTCTCCATTTCCGCGCTATAGATTCCGCATCGGCAAGGGCCTGGCTCTGCTCGCGCGGTGCCAAGGCGAGACGCACTTCGGACTCGCACCACTGAACAATCAGGCCCTCAACTTCTTCGACCGAGACGCCTGGCCTTTTGTTTGTCTCCACGAACCTGACGAACCGTTCCCGCATCGTGCTCATAACCGTGCCCCCTTTGTTGTGGCCGGCAACGGCCGGCGTCCTTTGACGATCTCAGAAATCGCTCGCATCCAGTCGGTCTCCGGCTCGATGGAAAACTCCGTGGCCAACACGACGGCAAGCTGGCGCCACGCACCAGATTCGTCGAGCGAGTAGCATAACGCCATCCTGCGCACATCTATCAAGCGCTCGCGCAAACGTAGCCATTGCGACTCGTTTGGTACGAGCTGCAAGATGGCGGTAATGACGAAAGCTGGGTCGCGCTCGCTCATGGCCGATCCTTCTCTGTTTTGTTCGGCCATGACCGGAGCTTCGACGTCGCGGCCCATCTCGCGAGGCTGGCTTTCTTGGCGCTCTCCGACCGCTGCTGCGGCGTCAGCTTCGCGGCGCGGGCTATGCCGCCTGCGCTCGCCCCTAGGCGCCCGAGCGAGCGCGCGGCCTCGCTCACGCGGGCCTTGTGTTTCGCGTTGGGGTTTGGCATGCTGGAAGCTTACCGTGCCCGCGCACGGATTGTCAAGACCAAATCAGGAGTTGCTACTCACGGTGCCTTGGCTCCAATTGGTGTATGCGTACCGTGCATCGGGAAAGCTCGGTTGAGAGCGAACATGCCGATCCCGACCAGCAGTGACAATATCGCCGAGATCGCAGCGGCCCGCAACGTGGTTGCTTTCGCCGCGTCCTTGGCGATCTCGCGGTTTGCTCCGCGTTGTTCGGCACGTTCCATTTTCATTCCTTCGATCGTAGTTTCCATAGTGTCGATCCTCTCCCCTAATTCCTTTGCCAGTCTGCATACCGGACCACTATCACCATCGGTAATGCACTGGAGACGGTGAGCCGGCATTTCACGGTCGAAAACCTGCTTCGCGATGTCGAACATGCGCCCCTCCGCGAAAACCGGCGGTGGCGTGTACCTGACATTCTCCAATGCTTCCCGAGCTCCTTCTCGGGCGGCTGCGCGAACCCGTCGCTCCCCGGTATCGCTTGGTCCCTTGGGCTTGCCGGTCTCATCCATTGGCGGCACCTTCTGCGGATAGACCACGTCCCCCCTCTCCCTCTCGATGGAGCCCATCCCCTCCATTCTGGCAGGCACAGCTTATGCGGGTACGCCTTGGGGTATCGTGGCGTATGCTCTCGCTGTTGTCCCTGGCTGGCGCTTGCGCGCGGCCTGGTTGGATCGTCCTGGCATCTGGTTTCTCAGGCCATGCGCCCCGTCTGCATCGCGGCCGTGGTTGTCCGCGCCTCTCCTGACGGTGGGACGGGCGAGCCGAAAGCGGCCCGTCGAGCTTCTGGGCTCCATGCCCTTCGCCGGCAACCTCCCGGCGGGATGCGATCCAACAGCGCCCCCGAAGGCGCCTTGCTTGGCCAGCTTGCGCTGGCGTGGTTGCCGTGGTACGGTTTCCATGGTTGTAGCAGACCGAAAGCTTGGAACGCCGGCCGCAGAAATGCAAGTCGGCGTTTCGCTTTTTTGGAGCTTCCGTGGTATGCTGCATCGGCGTGCTCGACCCGTCTGTAGCGGCGGTAACTTGGGCATGCTCTGGACGGCCCCGGGCGCAAGTCGAGGGGCCGTTCGCTTGCCCTCCGCCGAAGCCAGTGGTATCGTAGAGGCATGTCCTGGCGGGCATCAAACGATTCGACCGGCGAGAGGGGTCTCGTGCTGCCCGATGCCCGCCAGCAATGGGACCGTGCGCGGGACCCCTTTGGGCGGTCGAAGGAGACACCATCATGCGTACCATCCTAGCACTCATTCTCGTGTCCATGGCTGGCTGCTGCGACGGCCTGATTACTCCACCCGCGCCGGGGCCTGACGCCGGCCTGGCTGAAGCTGTTCCGGAGGGGCCATGCTGTGCGTACTGGGAGCCAGGGCCGGGCGCATTCTCCGTACTCGGCTGCTGGTCGTGCGGTCCCGTGGTCCGTTGCATGGGTTACTCGTGCGCAAGCGCTACCACGCTGCCGATGTGCGCGAATCAGCCGAGCGAGCCTTGGACCGATGAACATCCGCATTGCGATTGATAGTCTGTTACTCATTGATCACCTGTACGACAATGATTCCGTCAGATTGCATGATGCTACAGGTGTGACCGGTAACAGCACTATCCTTGAGTTGCAAATCCACTGTGTGGGAACCGGACACTCCAGTTGTTCGCGCTACCTTTGCATAAGGCGTGAAGACGGTGTAATTAGCAACCCCGCGCACATACGGATTCCCGAACGCCCCAGAACCGTCAATAGTTGTTCTGATATAGCATTCAGTATCATCATATCCAGCAGTCACAGAAGCACTTGCAGTTGCGACGATAGTTGCAGATGACGCTGGGTTAATCGATGCTGACGCTACTGTTAGCCAGGTTCCTGCCCCATCGGTCGTTTTGGTGCTACTAGTATTGGCGCCTTCCGCAGTAGAAACTTTCGACGCTCCTACGTCAGTCGCCGTCGCATCAGTACAACTCGTAATCTGACCGTCTGTCGCGTTCACCTTTGTTTTGCCCGAGCAACTGACAGAGTTCTTGGCAAGATCTTCAGTAGCATGCCCAGTCAGCGTACTACCTGACGAAGCCAGCACAAGTCTCTGTACTGCAGCGCCTGATGACGACGCCACCAAGAATTCGAACGCGCCAGGAACATAGGTCGCCCCGCCAGCACCAGCTTGGTATACCCGTAACACGGCGGCCGTCGCCCACGCACTACTGGAGTTGACCAGATCAAAGTCCATCGCTACTACTTCAGTATTGTTGCTAGTTGGCGACAGTGTTTCCGTGTTGCTTTTTGAATGACCGTACGTAACAAAATTCCCCGCTAATTGATTGGCATAAGTGAGATGCCTGGTACTACCAGACGCTGCCAAGGTCACGTCGTTAATTATGTAGCCAGACTGCGATAGGCGGGAATTCTCAAAGGTCGCTCCGTTCCAGATCGGGAAGTAGCTCGTAGTCAGCGACGGTATGCGTAGATCGCCGGTCGCATGGGTAACCCAAGCGTTTAGACCGTATCCGGTACCAGTGCTCGTTGCCGTATCAGCCCCAGCAATTGGGATAGCACTCGGCGTCGGCGTCGCAGTCCCGATATCGGTCTTCGATACCGTCAGTGTAGCGGTGAAGGTCTTGGTTGCATTGGGCAGCACGGCGACGTGCGTATTTACCGAAGTATTGACGTCCACGCATGACGTGTGTCGCGTGTCCGTAGTAGTACTGAGGGCCTGTCCCGCGGTGCACGTCGCAGTCGGACCCTGGAGCAATCCGGGGGTATCGAGCACCGGATTCTTCCCTTGCTCGGCGCTTGTGGAGGTCGCTGTCGCTGTTCCGGTACGCAGGCTCAACCCGCTATTGGATTCTACCGCAATCGTCGCCGACTGCCCTATCGTGCATTCGTTGCGGATGTCACATACTGTCATGGTAGCAGTCTGGGTAGACGTCGAGCTGGTGGTGCTGGACTCGGTCTGTGTGGCCGTCCCCGTCTGCGTGAGAGTCCCCGTCTGCGTATCCGTCCCGCTCTGCGTCCCCGTCGCGGTGTAGGAGACCGTCTGGGTTCCCGTCTCTGTCCATGTGTTGGAGCCAGTTTCCGTGTACGTATATGTCCCAGTTTGCGTGGCCGTCTCAGTTCCGGTTTGCGTCGCTGTACCGGTCGCCGTCTGAGTGCCGGTCGCAGTTCCTGTCTGAGTGGCTGTCCCCGTCTGTGTCTGAGTTAGCGCGGCCATCCCGTACCAAATCCTCGCTGTCTGACCGAGAGCCGCGAAATTCCCCGTGCCACCTGTTCGCAGGTAGATATCATCTTCGGATACTACAGCGTAGACATTGTTGTTCAGCGACGTCATTCCCGCCCAATTACGAGACGTTTGATTTTGGGCCACGAAGTCTCCCGTCCCCCCTGTCTGCATATAGATGTCGCCGCTAGATGTGGAGGCGTAAACGTCTGTACCGTTGCACGTCATTCCATAGATGTCATTTTCACTATCTATGTCATACGCCCACACAAAATTCCCCGTCCCGCCAGTCTGTACATAGATACTATATCCTGTCGCCGCATAAACTTTGTTATTACAGGCCGTCATTGCACCCCAGCTTGTAAGAAGTTGGCTGAGAGCCACGAAGTCCCCCGTGCCCCCTGTCTGCATATAGATGTCGCCCGTTGTTGCAGCATAGACGTTGGTACCGAAGCACGCCATACCAGTCCAACTTCTCGTGGTCTGACTGAGAGCAATGAAGTTACCTGTACCCCCCGTCTGCATATAGATGTCGCCACTATAAACTGCAGCGTAGACGTTACCGTTGCAGACAGTCATATGGGCCCAATCTCTAGTGCTCTGGCTCAAGTCATTAAAATTGCCAGATCCTCCACTCTGCATGTAGATGCTGCCGCCGTATTCAGCGGCATAGACGTTTCCTACAGTGCTCGTGACCGTGCCGGTTGAAGTCGTCGTATTTGTATTGGTATTCGTCACAGTAGACGTGACAGTCGTAGTATTGGTTGATGTCTCAGTTGAAGTCGATGTCCCCGTAATTGTATTTGTAGCTGGGGCTGTTCCTGTCACCGTGTTCGTGACCGTGTTGGTGTCGGTGATGCTGTTGGTCACGGTCGACGTGTTGGTCACGGTCGACGTGTTGGTTGCCGTCGAGGTATTCGTTACCGTGTTGGTATCGGTGATAGTGTCCGTGTCGGTCAGCGTTTCCACACCGGTGAATATGAGACCGTCTGTCGCGGTCTCTGGCAGGGGCGGCATGTCGCCCAGACAGATCGTGCCAGCATCGCACCTGATCGGGATAGTGTTTGGTATCTGCGACTTCGTGCCAATGTCGGTTGCGGCGAGATGCACTGTCGAGCATGGATCGAACGGGACGCCGCCATCGGGGTTGCCGGGCAGGTATACAATAGGGCCGGCTGCAGATTGGCTGCAGCGAACCTTCCCCGTGGTACTATCCTTCTTGACGATGTCGCTGCTACCCAGGGTGCCGTCGTGCCCTGTCGTTACAGTTGCGGTCCATGCGTAGCGCGAGTCAACCGCAGATAGGACGGACGCAATCCACACGATGATGACTAGTGCTTGTTTTCTCATGGCGATGGATCCCACTTTCCGGTGCAGAGCCACTTTGCGAGCGTTGGGTGTAGGGTAAACTGAGCCGTACTGTATGCCTGCGAAGTCCCGATGCTACCGGATTCTCCTTCTGCTGGCACGCTCATGTAGAGCGCGCTCATCGAGTCTGGCAAGCTACCCTGGTCGTGTACGAGTGTGATAGGCGAGTCGAAAACGCACAGCAGCGTCGGGTTCCCGGTGATTCCTACGCTTTCTATTGCCGTCATCGGGCCAGTTCCGATCACGCGTAGGCGGCGATGCTTGCCGAAGCCGGCCAAGTAACCCTCTGGCGACAGCGCAACGGCGAACAGAGATTCATCTTCTGGACCAAGCACGGAAGGCACAACCCCGCGAGGAATTGATACCTTGATTGCGTTCGCGGCATTATAACGTACTGTCACGGTAATGGGGGACGTGGAGTTGGTCGTCACGCCAAGTACCATTACCAGAGTATCTGTGATGCCAGGATAGGTCATCATGGGGATTTCGCCAAGCACCACATCTGGAACCGCGAGCCGGTATGGTATGGACGGATCTGCCTCCTCGGACATTGGATCCGAGGTCAACATGGCGATGGGAGAACCAGACACAGAGTTTCGATAGAATGTGAACGTCAGACGAGTAACCGAACCGACACTTTCTCCGCTGATGTTGGCTGCATACGTCCCAGGCGCAATGGCGATCCGCCAGGTACCCGCACCGATGGCCGCCACACCTGGGCTATTCCCGTATGGAGAATAGAGAGTCCAGAACGTCTTGAGATCCACACTGCCAGAGACGTCATCGGCAACGACTGCAATTCCAGGATTCGCCTGGCATTGCCACGTGGCCAATTCGCTCTGAGATAGCAGCATCGGAAGGTCAAGCCAATCAATGTCTCCGACATCGATTTCAGTCCAGCTCTGCTCAGAGTAGTCAAGAATCGGGAATTGGCTCATTAGGCGGAAATACTGCAGGGCATGAGCGCCTTGGCGTATCTGAAAGGTCATCCCGTAGAAAAACGCGCTGGAGCTAGAGTAGCTTGGATGCCGATGCAGGCGTGCTTTTTCCCAGACCCACGTCTGCGATTCAGTTCCGTAGTTCTCCCAATGCCCGCCTAGGTTCTCAATGACCCATGGACCAGCCAGGACACGCGTAGCTGAGCTAGGGGCGCCCTCTCCGATAAAGACCGTCGCGCCTATCATCGGGCTGCCGCCCTCTGCGTAGACGTCGGGCTCTACTCCGTCGAACCCGAGCTGCCACACTGGCATACTTTCATCTAGGTCCCATTCCAAGCAACCAGGTGACGTTTGGACCCAATTCGACGCCTCGAAGTATGTTGTCAAGTAGCAACACTCAACCATGCCTTCGTTCCTCGGATCGAACATGAGGGTGGTCCAGAATGACACGTTGTCAAGAGCGAGCCCTGGCGTTCGACCTGGAGGAGGATGCGAGATCGGGCCACCAGGCCCGATGGGCGAGATCGCTGGAAGTGCGAATACATCGTCAACACATGTGATTCGGCATTCGTCTTTGATGCCATCGCCTAGCTCGATATCGTTGACCCGCATGACAGCGTTGGATAACCCAAGCTCGATCTTGTTGAGCACGAACAGATCACCGGGCCGCAGCTCAGCACCGTCACGATTCGTATACACCGTACAGACGCGATAGGGACCTGCCGTAATCTGTAGATCGCGCCAGGCTGCACGGCCAGCAGAGATTGCATCCGTAAAGCCCTTGTATTCCACGGTGCCGGGCTTGATGCCACCCTGCAAGTCGATCAGACCGTCGTCTTGGACCGTGATTGAGGCAGTACTGCCGCCTGGGGTGGCCGAAAATCCGACCGTCAGCTTGTTGACCAGGGCGCCCGTGGTCTTGTTCTTGACATCGGCGACCCTGACAACATTTGTATCGTCGAACACCGGTAGGTCGCCGACGGTGTAGTCATCGCGCAAGAGCTTGATTTCGATCTTGCCAGTGACTGGGTCTTTGTATGTGACGCCGGAGACATGGCGGAGAAGCTCTGAAATTAACTGGTCGACATCCCCTCCGTCCCATACCATGCAGATGCCGAGACGTTCGGAATAGCATGTGTCGGCCGCCGCCGTCCAAGTGTCTCCCATCTTGGCATCAGGTAGCCGCTTGCCCCAGATGGTATCAGTGTAGCACTCGCGGATTGCATGAATAGGGTTCATATTCTTGCGTGACATGCGTTGCTCTCCGTCGATGCCGACGGAGATTCCCGCATAGATCAGTATAGGGAGGCCATTGCGGGAACTCTCATCGTTCTCGTCAGGCCACGTCCAACTGTCCATCACGCCATAGGCGATGACATTTGGGCCGTCTGTCTCGATAAGGTTTGCTGGGATGGCACCCGTCGAGTTGAAGTGGCTATAGGCGGCGTCAGATGCGGTCTCGGTAGCGGTAAGCGGGATCTGAGTCCCATTGAAGAAGAGGATCGGGTTGTCGTCGTGCCAGCATTGAACAGGTATGTCGACAGCAGGTAGAGCCCCGAGGTCTGCGCGCAGCCATAGCTGCGCACCGTAGCCGCTCAGCTCGTGTACGAAGAAGGTTCCGGCGTCTCCCTGCGCTGGTGTGTTCGTTGTAGCGTCGGTCCCTGGGAGCTGAGTCAAGACGCGTGGGACGGGATACGTCGGCGCGTTCCACGCGGCACCACGCCAGTCAGTTGGACTGCCCATGCGGTTGTTCCCAAACCCGCCACGCCCAACCGACCACTCGGAATCGTCGTAGTCAGGCAGCGTGATGGCTGGCATGGTCTCGGTGCCAGGCCAAAAGACCTTATATTTCCAAAAATCCTCTCTCCCCTTGCCGTACGATGGGACCTCTGCCTTTTCATCGTACCACTGCGCATCAGCTCCGCCGTTGCGCCAATGAATGCGGCGCACGCGCATGGATAGTGTGCTCAGATATGGGTTGGTCCCAATTAGGACGTCTTCGAGAGTCATTGTGGCTAGGCCGTAGTGTCTGGGGTATTGATCAAGGCCGAACTGATCTCCGACGTAGCTATGGTCGCCTGGATCTACCGTACCAGCTGTGTTTACCGCGCCCATGGTCACGCTCGCACGCCACCATACACTGTCTAGAACGAATGTGATCGCATCGTCTGGCAGCCCTTGCAACCACGCTTTGGGAAAGTTGAGAAACAGCATATTGCAGGCGCCATCGGCCGTGAAGCCAACTGGGAATGAACCGACTGGTACGTCTCCATAGGTCAGTTCAAGGATCTCGTCGAGTTTGCCGTGGCAGATGCCAAGTTGAATGCTGATATAATAGAGATGATTGTGAATGAAGTCCCACCATACAGTCCGAGCATTCCCCCACCATATCACGTGAGCATCGGAGATTTCGCAGTCGCCAAAGACGACTTTCCACGGCACTCCCTCGCCGACGGTTGGAACGAGCACCCTGCCAGCCTCTCCGTGCCTGTTCTGTAGCTCGCGCGTCTGATAGTAGCTATAGACAGCGGTGCCTATCGCGGCGGCAAGGATCAATAACTCAACGACCCACATTAGACGAACACCGTCTTGGTTGCATCGAATGGGCTCTTGTACCGAATGCCGTAGCACCCGCCAAAGTTGCCCACGTTATTGTGAGTGGCACACGTCGCGAGCGATTTGTCACAACCTACATTGAGCTCCACGGTGAACGGTCCTTCCGGGTTCGCAACCATGTCGGTAATCAGCTGTACGATCGGACGAATCATGGTCACGCTGTTTTCAGTCTGCGCGGTGATGGTGGACCGAATGCCTGCGTAAGTGAGGGTCCCACGCAACCATGAACCTGTCAGGTCTGTGATTGTCACCACCGATCCAACAGCTCCTGTGGCAAAGAATGTCGATCCGGCTGGGATGGTTACGAAGCAGCCCTCGCCGCCGAATTGGTGAGGGCAGTTGCGTTGAAAAAAATGCGAACTTACCTGATTCTGTGAGTAGCCTGAGACGTTCTTCCCCGTGAGCTTGACCCCGTCGAGATCGATTGCACTGTCGGTGATATAGCCATCCCACACTTCCCGGCGGGCTGTGTAGCCATAGTGGGTGCGGAAAATGGTCATTGTGGTGACCAGATCGGGCCGGATGCCCATGAACGTAAGCGCCAGTGGATTTGTCAATGGCAGCTTGATCGTCTGGTCCTGCTGGGTCGATTTCCCGCTCAGAATCATAGTGTCGCACGTCAGCCCTGGGCATGCCGTGAAGGTATCAGTACGCACGACGTCGATCGGGAAGGCGGCGTAGCGCCAGGTAGTTGCCCCACGAGCAAACTCGAATAGCATGATCGGAGCCCCGTCCTCGTTCGACAGCTCTTGCGTGACGAAGTCGTCTGTCATGAGGGAGTCTCCGGTACGTTCGGGCTCTCGATCGTGTTGATTGCCACGTCGGCGGAGCGCCCAGGCCGGTGCTGAATCTCGACACGGTCGCTTGCGAGGCGCGACAGGATGAGAAGTGAAGTCCGCGCGATGTCCGTCGGTGCCCACGGAGAGCCTGGAAATGTCAGCGGTTCGGATAGTTGCAGCAAGATGAAGCCTGGGTTTCCTGCGGATGCGCCAGTCACTCGCGCAGCCAGCGTCGCCCCAGCCAAGTTGTGCTCGATGCGGATGTCTATCGGGAACGTGGTGCTCGCCGAGAAGTTGCTGTCCAAGATCTCGATCGTGGTGTCGCCCGAGGTGATCGTGTCGGTGACGTACACGTCCTCGTTGTGCGACGGGATCCAGAAACCCTTCTGCCGTCCCTTGATGGAGTGGAGCCAACAGCGCAGCGTCCATAGTTCGGCACGGGTCCGCCTGTGCCACGCCACTGCAAAGCTACGATCGGCCGCGGTGGTCACGGGAGTGATGACGAGGCCCCCGGCTCCGTCCATCTCCTCCGTCTCGCGTGAAATCGCGTCGCGCACGCCTCCGATCAACTCGACCGAATCGGTCACGATGGGAAATCTCACGGAGCCCCAGGTCGGATAGCTTGGGTACGACAGTCCGGCACCGCAGGTTGGATACAGGTCCTCAGTCACGTCGAACGTGAACCCGGCCGACGCGTGCACGTACCGCCCTGAGTTGTCGCTGATGGCCGTTTCGCGGTCCGATGCTAAGGGTTCGGTCATGAGGCCCAGCCGCATCGGGACCACGGTGGCATTCTCATATGCTGCGATGGTGGCTTCAACTTCAACGTAGGGGCTCGGCGTGGTGACGACGTCCGTGATCGTGCACGCCTCCCAGATGCGGTTGTTGAGCTGCCAGACCAACAGCATTCCGCCTGCGACGTAGGCTGGAACCATCGCCGGATCAATGGCAAACACCGTCTGCCCGAGCATGACGTCTCCGACGTCTTCCAGATTCGGCCAGTCCGGCACCCAGACCTGCGTTCCGCCGCTGAGTTGCCGTGCCAGACCGACGGCGTTCGCAAAGTCGAGGCTGTGAAGCATGTACTTGTGCTGAAACCCCATTCGCGGGAGCGGCCGGTGGCAATGCCGTTGCTCCGTTGACCCGCATCGGATCACCTCGGTGTGCCATTCCAGCCACTCGATCATGTCGCCGTCAGGGCGGAACGGCCACACGAAGTATACTCTGCCGACTCCGCTCGCTAGCGCCTTCATCGCGCTGGCCGCAAACGTCCCGGCGGTTATTACCAATCCGGCACCTGTCGCCGTCGCAGGAGCAGTACTTAATGACCCGGCGCCCGTGACTCCTTCAACCCCTACCAGGCCGTTGCCAGACGCAATGGTGGACGCGCTCAAGGCTGCCCCGGTTGCCGCGATCGTTACGGTCCCCGCTCCACTTGCGATGACGGCCATCGTAGAGACCACGCCTGTACCCGTGACATCCTCGTCGCCAACCGCTCCGCTACCTTGCGCAGTGGCGGATGAACTCTCGGCCAGGCCAGTCCCTTGCACGGTCTCGATCCCGACACTACTCGCCGTAGTGGCTGCTGCCGAGGGGAAGCCTGTCCCCTGTACCGCCTCGATGCCGGCCGCACTAACGGTGGCAGACGTGGCGGAGGAGGCGCCCGTACCCGCGACCGTTTCCTGTCCAACACCCTGCGCGCTCGCCGCCGCCGCAACGCTGCCTCCAGCGCCTGCGACAATCGCTGAGCCACTGGCAGCAACAATGACTGCGGCACCGTCTATCGCAGACGTCCCAGATATCGCTACGATGGCGGCCCCATCGACCGTCGCGGCCGTCGCGGAGATTGCGCCTGTACCCGTGACGGACTCTTCGCCCACTACGCCGCTGCCCTGTGCGGTTGCTGCGGCACTTGTTGGGGCGCACGTTCCCTGCATTGTCTCGGTCCCGGTGCCGCTGACCGTGGCGGCTTCGCATGCTGGCGTCCCGACGGCATCAATGGCCTGTTGCCCGGAGCCCGACGCCTCGGCGGCTACCGCAGTGGGCTCCCCTGCGGCTTGGCAGACCACGGCGGATGACCCACTAGCCGTGGATGCCGTAGCCGCCGCTGCACCCGTGCCGCTCATCGTTTCTGTGCCGGTCGCCGCTACGGTCGCCGGTTCCACGGCTGGGGCGCCGCTCGCATCTACCCGCTCGGTGCCTGTCGCCGCTGCCTCGGCCGCCGTCGTCTGTGGCGCTCCTGTGCCCTGTGAGAGTTCCTGCCCAGAAGCGGAGACCGTGGCGGCCGTAGTGTTTGCAGCCCCAGAGCCCTGCAGCGTTTCCGTCCCCGAGCCACTGGCCGTACCAGCTGCAACCGAGGGTGCGCCTGTACCAGGCACGGTCTCGGTGCCAGCTCCGCTGGCCGTGGCGGCAGTCGCCGAGGGGGAGCCCGTGCCCGTGACATCACTCGACACCTCTCCCCACACGCCCAGCGATGCGTAGTACGACGCCGAGGAGAATCCGGTTCCCGCAGGATCAGGGAACGTGAAGCTGGAGAACGTCCCGGACTTGTACCGATAGGTGCCCCCGGATGAGGACCGCCGGAAACACCCACTTGCGCTGCCATTGACGGCCAGCCAGTAGTACGTCCCCGAGACGATGTCGCAAGCTGACACCGTGAGGGTGTTCCAGCCCGATACGACGGCCTGCTGGGTGTTGTTGTAGCCGAGGCGTGAGCCTGGCTCCCCGGAGCTGTCGGCGTAAACCGCGACCTTCACGTAGCCGCTGGCGGCGGACCAGACACGAAATTCTGTCGCGCCGGTCTTGCTCTGCGACGCCTGGAAACGGCTAAGGGTGAAGTAAGACGCACTGGCGCTTGTCGTGTTTTCGGTCGTCGTCCCTACGAGAAGTTGTGCGGCCATGGTGGCACCGCGGCCACGGCTGCGAGTCGTGGCCGCTGCTGAGTGTGCTTATGTCCCGTCCGGCTGAGTGATCGTCAGCGAGGTGACCTGCACGATCACGTCCTGCACGATCGACACCGTCGACAAATTCAGCTCCGCACCCGAGGCCCCGACCGTGATGTCAGTGATCGCCGTCGAGCCGTTCGATGCGAAGAGCCGCGCGAATGTTGCAGTTCCGGTCGCGTTCGCGGCACTGTCTTGGGTGATGGCATTCGCCGTCGCAACGCCCCCCGATGCCGCCCCAAACGCTGTCGAGCCGAATGTCAGCTCAGCCAGTAGGGTATTGCCAGATAGACCCGTATCGGCGTCGGCGGGCTTGGTGCCGCTGTAGATGCGGAGGTATCCGCTGTTCAGTGCGGCGCATAGGTTGTCCAGTTGAGCGTTTCTTCGAGCGACTGTGATCTTCATTTGGGTTTCTCCTTATCGGTTTGTGGGGGACGATCGTTGTGTAGTCACGTCATCCCCCGATCCTCAGAAGCTCGGGGTGCTTCTGAATCGTCATCCCGATGACGTGCTCGCTGCGACTAGAGCTGCGGTAGCGGTTCATATCCGTTGCCACCGGCATCACGCGGACGTTCACGACGGGGGCGGCGCCACCGCCGGACATCATGCGGGCCGTCTCGGCGCCGCTCGTTATGTGCGCCGGGCCTGCGACCAGGCTTGGACGCGTCACCAGCTCGGGGCGGCGCTCGCCGACGAGGGCCATGCTGCCGTATGGAATGTCTCCGCCTGCGTCCATGGCGCCCGAGTAGTTTGCCGACGAGATCATCGCGACGATGCGGGCCGCGTCAGCCATCGCCGAGGCCATGGCCGGGATCTTGGCGTACCAGGGCGAAGCGGCGCTTGCCTCGGACAACGCCTTGGCCATGTTGAGGCCGGCGCTTGCGACAGCGAAGCCCTTCTGGATAGCAAAGAGAGCAGCGTATTCTCTGCTCGTCTCGCCCTTCCAGTTCTTCGCCGCGGTGGCGAGGCTACCAAACATAGCCTCACTGCTAGTGATTGCGTTCTGCGTGTACTGCATCTGCAGAGCCGAGATCTCTCGGATGCGCTCGCGCTCTATTTCGACCGATCTTGCTGCCAAGTCACGCTGCACCTGCAACTGATCCGGCGTCTCGAATGGGTTCGAACGATCACCCTCCATGCGCCGCCTGACCAGCTCGTTCAGGTCTTCACGCTGCCCGGCAAACTTGCGGTTAATCATCTCTAGCTCAGATGGGACCTTGCCGAATTCCCACAGCCGCTTGCGGTAGGACGCCTCTTCCCGGAGTGCGTGTTCGTTGGCCTTCCGCTTATCCTCGGCGATCTTCGCCAAGTGAGCCGCCCATATCAGCTCGTTCTGCCTGAGTGCCTCGGTCTCGTCCCTGTTGGACGCCTCAAGCACCGCCTTGTTGTATTCGTAGAACTCACGCGCTGAATCTTCTTTCCTGGCGACGCTTTCGCGGACAGCGTCCACCTCCCGTCGCTTCATCTCGCGGTATCGGTCGAATCCTGATTCCGGCTCGGCGATTCCAGGATCATACTCACCGTGTTTTTTCTTTTTCTTATCCGGCCATTCGCCCTTCTCAAGCAGCTCATTCTGTGCCTTCTCGATGATCCGGTTGACAACCACTCGCCTCTCCTGGTCATCTTCAATGCGCTTTTCGGCCTTCGCAATCAGCTCGTTGGCCTCGTCTCCGATCTTCTTTTCCTTGCCGCCCAGGTACTTGTCGATCTCCGCCATGTCCTTGGCGGTCTGTTCTGCCCAGCGAACGGCATTGTCGCGGCGGAACTTGGCAAGCGCGTCAGTAGCCTCCTTCTCCTGCTGCTGCGCCTTTTCCTGATAGCTCTGGGCGGCGCCTGTTCCCCACAGGTCGGCTTCCTGTATAGCCTCGGCCGATTTCTTTGCACCGAAGGACAGGAGCTTCGTCGGGTTGGGGATGAATCCGGCGATCTTCGCCGTCCACTTCCACGCCTCCCATGCTGTCTTCCCGTGCTGGGCTATGGCCGCAGCCGCATGTCCCATCCAGGTACTGACGCTTTCCACGAACTTCCGCATATCGTCTTCCGCTCCGCTACGAGCGAATGACAGCGCAAACTTGTCCCACGCATCCGCAAGGTTCGAGATGGCACCGTCGAGCGTCTTCATCCGATTGGCCATGGCACCCGCAAAGTTGTTCTCAGCGAGGCGGAGCAGGTACTTCTCGATCTCGACCGCATCCCTGGCCACTTCGGTCGTCACGCCACGGAACGAGAACTTGACCTTGTCGCCCTCCTGATGCGCAATGATGCCGTACTGCTTGAGCGGCCGCATGATGCCGACCGTGGCGTCTCCGATCGCCAACATCATGTGGTCAAGGTTGGTTCCGAAAGCAGCCGCCATGTCACCGTAGGCCGTCATGGCGCGCACTGACGGATCGAGCCCCATGTTGCGAAGCTGGACGAACATGTCGGTTGCGCTTCGCAAGGTGAACGGAGTCTTCAAGGCTAGGTCTTGCAGGGCCTCAAACGCGTAGTTTGCAGCGTGCTGGCTACCCGTGACCGTGACCAGCGATGCGTTGAGCTTGTCGAACTCTCGCGTGACGTTCAGCACCTCACGCGCCGCCATGGTAAACCCGGCGGCTCCGGCCAAGCCCCCGACCATCCCAGCCATTGGTCCAAGCGCCCCGGCGAGGCCTCCGGCACCACGGACGCTCGGCAGCGCGGCGAGCTGGGCGTTCGTCTTAGCTGCGCTAAGACGCATCAGCTCAGAGCGCTGTGCTTCCGTGACGGCCGTGCTTTCCAGAATAACGGCTCTGCGTTTGGCCTCCGAAGCTCGGATAAGCTGCTCTTCGGTCATCAATTCTCGCTGCACAGATGCCAGTTTCGCGGCATTGGCCGCAGTTACCGCTTCAGCGACCCTAGCCTCCGTCTTGACGCGCTTCATCGAAGCGGCCAGCTCTTTCGCCTCCGCCCTTGCGCGTGTCTGCTCAGCTGACAGCCACATTCTCTCGTATGCGGCCTGGCGCTTCTGGTACTCTCTCTCAGTTTGCGCCGTCTCGCGCTGGCGCGCTTCGATTCCCTTCTGCTCTGCCTTCAGATATGCCTGATATTCGCGCTCTGCTGCACGCTCAGCCTTAGCCGCCAGCTTCTCACTTGCCGCCTCGACCTTTTGAGAGCTTTCCACTAGGGCGAGCTGGCGTTCCTTCGCCTTGACGAGGCCGTCGCTGTTGACCTGCAGGACTAGGGTTGCTGTGTTCATTTCGTTGCACTCCAGATAGGGCAGCGCGGCGGACACGGTCAGTTTGTCTCAGTAGCTCGGCCTCCCATGGCAATAGGACGGTGCCCGTCATCTCGGACCATGCGCCGATTTCCTGCCAGGTCAATGGCTTGGTCAGAACAGCACCCGTGGGCGAGATGGCGGCCACCTCGTTCGAGTAGAGCTGTAGATACCACTCCCAGACGTAGCGCAGTTCCCCGGGACATTCCGGCCCCTCGAGCTGCTTGGGTTTCTGGCCGCGCTGTTTCCATAGCAGATGCAGCGACTGTCTTAGGGTTTGACCTGATCCTGGGGTGGACTCTCGGTCGAGCTGGCATTCGGTTCCGACCCAGTCGAGGTAGACGGCGGAGCGCTCCCGTAAAAACGTTTGCGGTCTGCTGCCACTCCCATGACAACGTCGGCAATTTGGGGAGCCTCCCACATCAGTGCCGCCACCGCTTCCGGAGTGCACTCATCTTCGAGACTCCACGCCTTGACCAACGTCGCCGGCCGAGGGTCCCGCATGGGCTTGCGCTCCGCCTTCGGGTCGATGGTCTCCTCAACCATGGACCGCATCCAGCGACGCTCCCATTCGTCGCTGGCCTGCCGGTATTGAGACGAGAGAACCCCGCGAACGATCAGCCATTGATCGGTGGGCTCGCCCGTTCGCGTGAAGATCGGAATCTTGATCCCGTCCTCGGCCTTCTCGCGCGTGAAAAGCTCTGCCATCTTCATTGCGGGGTTGCTCCTTCGTGATGGTTACGCTGCCGGGTCGCGGGTGAACGTGATCGATTCCTCGGTATCGGCGTCGAAGTACGCCTCGAAGGTCATCTTCACCGGAATCGAACCGTCGCCCGACACCTCGGGCGAGCCGGCGGTGTAAAGCAGGGCCGGCAGCGCGATGGTCAGAGCGTTCCCGTCTGGGTCGGTCATCGCGAAGGACAGTGAGTCCTCGGCCTCGCCGCGGAAACTGTCGATCAGGGCGTTGTCTGTGAACCACAGCTCCAGCGAGCCGCTGACCTTGCAGCGGGCCAGGTCTGGCTCCAACGACAGCTTGCTGCCGACGACGCTTCGGGGGGTCAGGCCGTTGTCGATGTCGAGCGAGAAGGCCGTCACGTTGGCGAGAACGCTAGAGCCAGCCGTGACCGTGCCGTCGAAGGCCGTAAACATCTTGCTTGTTGAGGCATCGCCATAGGTCGAACTAGCGATAGCCGACGCTGCTCCAGTGGTAGTCCGTCCGAACCCTCCGAACGTGGCAGTGAAGATGCCGTTCGCGTTAGCCTGGAAAGATGCCTTATTCCACACCCATCCCGGCGTGAATGCGTAGGGCTTGTCCGAGATGCCTGAGGCGAAATGCTGTTCGCAGAGAAACGACCGCCGGGTTATGCCGACTCCGAGCACATTGTCGGTCCACGTCCCGCAAGTGAGGGCCTGCAGAATCGTATCGTAGGCGCCATAGCGCGTGTTAACCTGGATGTCGCCCGAGGCGTCGTGCGCGCCGGTTCGCGTGCCCTGGCGATGTCGGTCGCCTCGAATCGCGTTGTCGTCGAGCGTGCCGACCTTGAGCATCGGCCCACCCTGGTTGTAGACGATGGTCTCAAAGGCAGGCGCCACGATGGCGACCCCATATGAGACTTCGGGTGCGAATGCGAGTCGTGCTGTTGCGCCAGTTGCCATGGTGAGATCCTTTCGTTCAACGAGCTACTTCGGCCTCGAAATACACAGTTAGGGTTCTACGGTAGGAATTGTCCACGGTGCGGCCAGGCGACGCATCGGTTCCGGTGATCGTGAGAGCCTGGCCGTTCGACGATAGCGACGACGCGATTTTGAAGTAGCTCTCAAGCGTCCCGATGTCGGTCCTCGCCGTCTTGGTGCCGCTGTTGGTCGGGTAAGCCATGGTGATCTGATAGACGCCTATGACTTTGTCATTGCCGCTTGGCCCGAGAGTTCCGCACCGTCGTGCGCTCTGTAGCCATCGCGGAAGCGCCCACTTTGCCGCGCCTGAGCCGCTCTGAAAATCGATGTTGTCGTAGTCGATGGGAACGGTGCCATCGATCGCAGTGATACCGGACTTCGCCCTGGCCTCGATCGCGTCCTCGACGTCTTTGATCGAGGCCATCACTCGCCTCCCACTTCGCGGGCAGCGTCCCGCACGAAGAAAGGCCACAGGGCGGCCGAGATTCGCACCATGCCATCGGGAGCCTTGGCTGACCACCCATCATATTCGATGCGCGGCCCGTACACTACGGGATTGTAGAGGAAAAACGGGCGGAAGCCATCCCAGCGCTCGATCACGGCGCGCACGTTCGCCCTCGTGGTCGATGCTGGCGAGATGCCGATCGCGATCGATCCCTCGACCGGTGACGCTTCGATATCGCCGGCCTCGATCACGCCCTGCCAGTGCGCTTGTAGGTTGCCGGTAAGCACGGGCGTCCGGTCCACGACGTTGTCGCATAGGTTTCCGGTTGCGATGCGCAGAATCTGCATCGTCGTGTCGATGAGCGCGGCCCCGCCAGACGCGACTTGCTCGGCGTAGCTCATTGCTTCTGCACCCCCACGGCGTAGCAGAGATCCACGCCGCCGAGAGAATACGGATCGCAGCCGAGCACCTGCCAGGTCGCCCCGCTGATGCTCACAGTGTCCAGCGCACGCGGCGCAAACGCCATGTCTCGCGCGGCCACCCAAAGAAACGCCAGCTCGGCACCGGCGAGAGAAGCGCTCTGTAGGCCCTTGCCCCACGCGGCCGGCATATTCTGGCCCTCCGACGGTGGTAGGACGAACGCGTATCCCGTGGCGGTCGTAGGGGCGCCGAAGGTTGGCTCTCCGGCCGAGACCGACGTGAGGGTTTTGCGCGAGAACGTCAGCGAGACCGCGCCGTTTTCTGCGGTGATCCCACCGGCAACCGATGCAGCGGATTCGGTCCCGATACTCATACCCGCACCGTGGTCAGGAAGCCGCCGGTCAAGGCGGAGTTGAGCAGTGGCGCCAGAAACGCGTCAGCGGCCCGCAGCTTCGGACGCGCGGTCCCGCCGCTTCCGGGTGAGTAGGTCTTTGCGACAACGCCCTTGGCGTAGGACTCGCTAACCACCTCGCGGCCGTCCCCGCTCGGTAGCAGCGAGATCGTGTAGGCGTCGCAGGCGAGCTGGCATTGCGCCGCGATCAACTCCGTCGGGATTACATCGTCATCAATCAACGTCCCGTCAATGTACACCCCAGCACGCGGCCACTGGAGGGCCTGGGCAGAGTCTGTCTTCGTGCCCTGGTATTCGGCGCGCAGCGATTCTAGATAGTCCATGGCCTTGAGCAACAGCGCCTCAGTCATCGTGACGATGATACCACGCGCTGTTACCCAAGCCTGAGCGTTGACGACCGAGACGTAGCTATTTGCCCCTGCCACTCCGCTGCCGTCTTCGATCGTCAACGCCATGGATAGCTCTCCTTAGCTGAGGGCAATGGTGACAACGTGGTCAACAATGGTCAGGGTCGCCGTCGTGCCCGACCCGGTACAGCCCGTTACAGTATCACCGTGAGCCATGATCTTCTGCGTTCCTGCGATGGTTCCTCCAGTGAGAGCGCGCGACGAAACAGCCAGCGTCACAGTCTTGCCATCGACGGTTGTCGTGGCATTGTTGGCAACCA